GGACCATACACGGGCAATCTGAAGCCGGACGGATAGATGAGCCCGGCAGGTCTCGAAGGCGCTACAGGTCCCTATTCTGAAGCCGGACGGTGGAGCCCGGCAGACTCGCGCTACCAGGGAGGCGTTTTGTTATTGCGAAACATCTACCAGGGAAGAGGAGTCCATGGTGGCAGGTCGGAGTCCACGCAAGCGGCGGTAGGTCGGCAACCGTCCTAGGGCGACCATGTACGGGCAATCTGAAGCCGGACGGATAGATGAGCCCGGCAGGTCTCGAAGGCGCTACAGGTCCCTATTCTGAAGCCGGACGAACGGGCAAAAGAAAAAGGCGGAGTCGTGGACTCCGCCTTCCCGTTGTTCTGGAATGCCGCTCTAAACGAAACTGACCATGAGTCCGAATAGAGCGGCGAAAACTAATAAGACGCTAACGCCCTTTCCTTTCAACAATGCCAGTACCGCTCCAATGATGAATAGACCTGCCAGAACCGTTCTCCAATTCATGCGGGCAAAGAGCCCGGCTTGTAATGCTTGAATAGGTCTAGGGTCTCGGGACAACGATAGGGAATCTCATAATCGGGATTGTCTGCCCGCAACTCTTCGAGCTTCTCGCGTCTCAACTCGGCAATCTCCTCCTCCAGCTTTGACCAATTGACCGCCTTATCTAGCGCAGTATCGAAAACGTTCGACTCGCACATGGAATAGTACAATTCCCATTCCCATTCTTCGGAGTCGTCCGCCTTGTTGCTCCACAATGCCATACAGGCAATGAGAAGAGTCCCAAGTTCGTTATGGTCCCATGCATCAAGCGGCTTTTCCAACCATTCCGCTAGATCGTTGGAATAATGCGAGATGAAGCCCGAACAAGAGGTGAATCGCTCTTTGATCGTTGCCGATAGCTTTTCGTGCTTGTCCTCTTTGGACAGTTTGAAAAGCCGCTTTGCCGTTGCCTTCGAGATATAGGCAAAGAGTCTATCCGTCTCGAAGTTGTAATAGCGCGGTGACGACATCGACTCGAACTTAAGCCGCAACTTGAACCCGAAGAGTTCCGACATTCTTGAGTCGAAATACTCCACATATTCACGGGCAATGTGAGCATGTGCGACTCCGTAGTCCGTATGCTTGAACCGGAGTTCCCCATATTCCGCCGCGCTAAGGTGCAAGTCTTTCGGGACTCCGTCCTCTTGCTGGCGCTCGGTCTCGAAATACTCGGCTTCCCGTTCTTCGATGGAGTCTAGTTCACCGCTCCATTTGGTCTCATAGAAACCGGCAAACGGCAGATTAATCAGTAACGGCATGGTGAATAGTCCCGTTTTAGTTGACGTTATGGGGAAAGGAAAAGCGGAGTCTTAGCTTTGATGGAATATCGCGACTCTATGGTCCGGCAGATCGATAACATCCATATCGAATTTCAAGTCTCTGGCGAACGACTCATAATCGAAATATCGGGCAAGGGGATTGTCGTCTTTGATGCCGTGACATCTCAACATCTCGTCGGCTTGTTCGTCCGCATACTCGCGGAAAGAGTCGTAAATGCCGACGAAGGAATCCCTTAGCTTGTCGCGCCATTCCTCCAGAGAATAGGACTCCGATTGATAGATAGCTATGAACTCATCGGGCTCTAGGCCGGAGTCCTCAACTTCATTCTCTAGGAACTCCACAAAGGCGGCAATGTCGTCCAGACTCGGGTGTTCGCCAAACGATGAAGGGAGTCCTTCGTAGTCGTGTATCGCCCATTCTTCGGCAGACGGATAGGAGTCGCCGTCCGGCTTCATATCCTGCCCGCAATGCTCGCAAACTGGAGTCTTGTTCTCGGCATAATCCGACAACGTGACAATGCGAGACTCGCCGCAATCGTCACAATCGAACTTCTGCCGTCGGACGTTCGGATATGGGGAATCCTTCAGAATGTCATTAATTGCCGTTTGCATCTCGGCAACATCTGAGCTTGCATCGATCCAACGTCCATAGAGGACTCCATTGTTGTATGAGGCAAGGCAAGCAACGTATAGGCGCATTGGTCGGACTCCTTAGTTCTCAATCACAGATGCAAGGGAGTCCGTCACAGACTCCAGATAGGACATAGCGTCATCCATGTTTGAGATAGCCTCTTGCATGGACTCGCCACGTTCGCCGTCCTGAAGGGACTCGGGCATGTTGTCGAAGGACTCTTGTTCCTCGTCACGGATGGACTCAAGGTCGGACGCGATAGCCTCTAAACGGGCTTTGTTCATTGGATCGACTCCAGTTGGATCAGATGAGTCCTTATAGGACCATTAGTCCTATGCCGTCAACGTGGAAAAAGCGGCATAGAAGCCACTTAATCGTCGTCGCCGTATGCGGATGGAATCCGTTCGCCGCTATGGCAGCATAATAACTCGGAGTCCTCATAGTTAATTTCGCAACCTATAACTCTCCATCCTGAACGGGTATCGTTGGATCGGATAGCGTCGGCAATCTGCCGAAACTCTTTACGGGCAGACTCGAAGCTCATAGCCTCTCCATCTGCCATTATGAGGAAAAGAGGATAGAAGCCGGGCCAAGTCTTATCCCCTGCCCTAAGAGTTGCCTTCAGTTGCGCAACCGTATCGATCTTTCGGAAGTGATACCGATAGGCGGATCGGAGCGGCGGCAACGTACCCCATCCCTGGACTCGGGTATCGTATAGGTCGCCGTCATTAGCAATGAACATATGAGCGGGAAGCGGCATAGCTGGACTCCAGATCGGACAGGTTACGGGCTTAGAGCTTCGAGTTAAGAGAGGTCGCAATGTTGCTCCATGCTTCCTCTTCAGTGTCCCAATATTCCCTGCCGTCCCTGCCGGTTATCGCGGCCTCATCCTCATTGGGTTCAATTATGTAAAAGCCGCAATCATGTCGCTTAACCTTAAAACCAAGGGCGACCATGGGCGCAATATCGGAATGGGTATAGTGTGTCATAGCTGGACTCCAGATCGGACAGGTTGCGGGCTTAGATGTTTGCGCCTTCGTTGAATGCGGCTTGAAGCTCTTTGGACGGATAGAAGCCGGGCAACCATTCCGACACATATTCGCCGCTCTTTAGCTTCTCCATCTCGCCTCGTGCCTCGCGGATGTCTTCGAGCATGGACTCCACCTTGGACCTGACCAAGCCGCAAAGAGTCCCGTATTTGCTTTGATCGTTGTTCAATGCCGACCTAGCAACTCGAAGCTCTTTGATTGCGGCAATGATGGAGCGGCGAGTCGTCTTCACCTCTTCGGACAATTGACCGTAACGATTGCCAGCTTGCCATGCGGCTTGGTAAGCCCGCTCTTGTTCACCTACCCGTTCGGCAATGGAGTCGGCACGTCTAGCGGCTTCTCGCGCTCCATCGTGATCTTTTGCGGAATCTGTCCAACTCCAATAACGATACTTCACATTCCATTCTGGCGCTTCACCCTCAAAGATGGTCCCGAAGTCTAGGCAAACAGGTCCATTAGAGTCCGCCTTGCCGTTGTTCCAATCCTCATACCCGGCAATGAAAAGCGGCTTGCGTCCACGTCCGGCAATCTGGAAAACGACTCCTCTCACTACTTCATTTTGATCGTTGTCCACAAACCATCCTGTATGATCCATGCGGACAAGTTCATGGGCATAGCCAACAAAGCGGAGCCCGGCAGAACGTGGGTTCTCGATCCAGCGCATATGCTTTGAACCGTAAGCCTCAAACGGCTTACCGCTAGAATAACCCGTATAGATCAAGCTCGAAGGGTATTTGTCCCGATTGTTCGCAACGTCCAGGCGGGCGGCATGTAGCGCGAGAGTCGCAGGCGCTCCTAATAAACGATGATACTGAAAGCAGGTCTTAAGGTCGGACATATTCGAGACTCCTCTTTGGTGAATGTGCACGGGAATGGTGACGGCTTAGACAAGCCGAATTGAGTCGATTGCGTTCAGAGCTTCCTCAATCAAAGCCTCTTTCTCTCCATCGTCGGGAACAATGATGAAGGGTTTAGCGGCTTGTCGCCTATCGGGCTTGAACTCCACACGGGACGGCTTGCCTGCGTGGGTTAGATACTGCGCAACGGCATAGGCGAGACCATGGGAGGAATAACGCTGAATCATGTTGTGACTCCTTATGCGCCTATTTAGGTCCAATGGTCCTAGTTGGTCAAGCCGGTTTTCCACCGTTAGGCCGTTTTCCGAGATAGCCCGCAAACCTGCCGTAAACATGTGGGCGCTTCTCTATGAGTTTCCGCAACTCGTCATCCGTAATCGGGTTCTGACCATAGAGGGAGTCGAGCATTGCCCGGTTTAGTTCGCCGCTCTTACGGTCGGCAGAATAGAACATCTGAGCTTGTGACATCCGAGGCTTGGACATTAGTGCGACTCCTCTTCGGACCAAGTGAATCGAAACCATGCATATGCGGACTCGCCGCTATCATCGTCCGCCGCTCTATCGAGTCCGCGCTCGAACGTGCCGAACGGATGAGCCCGTTTGAATAGATCGATGATTGCGGCTTTTACCTCATCGTCCGAGATGGACTCGGGCAGTTTATCGCCATAGTTGCGTGCTTCATCAATGAGGGAGTCCCTAACCTGATGGTTGCGGCTTGAACGATCCACGGCAACGCCTAGCAACATCTCGGAGTCACCGTTGCAATGGTCCTGAACGTAGCACGGCAGGCAAGTGTCAACGTGCGAGATGGAGAGTTCATACTTTGCCATAGCGGCGGACTCCTTATGGGGCGAACTTCAGAGTTAAGAGGAAAGCGGCGACACATGCGGCGGATGTCAAAGCCGGGTGATAATGAGCGGCATAGAACAAACCTGCCGCCGCATGTCCGAGAACGAAAAGAGCGGTCTCAACCATTGCTGGACTCCTCGTCATCGTCCTCTTCGTCGTCGGGATAGTCGGGGTCCTCTTGCGCCTCCATCTCCGCCATTTGAGCGGCAAGCCCGGCAAAGTGGCTCATGTCCTCAACATCACATTCAAGCCGGGCGAGATGGAGTAAGTTTGTAATCAGGTCCTTAATCCGAGTCTGTTTGTCCTCAACATCCTCAGACGCAAAGCAGATAGAGGTGAAAGTGTCCAAAGCCTCATCTGCCATAGCGGCGCGGTCGGAATTGGTACGGACTCCACCGTCAAGAAGGAACAATGCCATTAGATCGACTCCAGTTAGGCGATTAGACCAAGGGCGAGAATCCCGGCAGGGAACCCGACCATGAAAAGGGCGAAACCGGCCGCCTTAGCGGCAACGGATAATAAGAGCTTTGCAAGGGACATCGGACGACTCCGTTAGAGGTGAAAGGGACATAGGACCAAAGGTCCTATAGGCAACCAATACCGAGTCCCATGCCTCGCGTCAACACTACGTTGACATATCACGGGAATGGGGCGAACGAAAGAGTCAACGATCCATTAAGCCCGCGACAGGTCGGCAAGCCCATGGTCGCTCGAAGCTCAATCCGTAGAGCCCGGCAAGGTCGGAGTCCTATGGGACAGGATTCACCTCCACCATGGGACGGGACTAGCGGCGGACAAGCCCGGCAGGTCGGCACGGTGGAGCGGCGGACGGTTGCTTGTGCCGCGTCTCGGCAGGTCGGCAAGGGCGCTAAACCCTCAATCGGAATCCGTGAATCCAATTCCCCTAATCCGTTCGGCAGGTCTGAAGGTCGGCAGGTCTACCCGTAATCATGGGACGGCATGGGACAAGCGGCGGATGGTCGGCAGGTCTGAAGGTAATGGGACAACATGGGACAATGGGCAGATGGATGGAGCGGCAACAGGTCGGCACGGGACAACATGGGACAGATTGAGACGACATCGGACCATCTGGAACGTGGTGAGACGGCTTGGCACGGCATGGGACAGAAGGCGCTCCGGGTCCTTCCTGCGGCGGCGATCCACCGGGGGGCGCGCGGAGCGCCCTCTCCGACAGTTTTCAACTTTTTTTCCGAAATGGTTTAGGGGTGCCTCAGACAAACTTTCGTCAACGGGTGCTGCCACAAGTGCTGCCACAAGTGCTGCCACAAGTTCAGAAGCTAAGTGGTTAAAATATATATATATATTCTCTCTATACTAACTTTCGTCAGCACTTGTTACGGGGGGTGGCGCAGGGAGAATCTTACCCCCTCGTGGCTCCCTTCGTGGTCAGGTGTCACAAGTGCTGCCACAAGTTCGTGAAACCGTTGCTGCGTAAGGGTTTGAGGCGTCATCACTTGTGGCACTTGTGGCAGCACCCGTTGACGGAAGTTCACCTCGAAAGGGTGTCGGTACTGCCGACGCAATCGATGACCTCGTTAGTACCGAGGGCGTCATTTGAACGGACATCCTTTTGAGATGTTCGGTTTTTCCGAATAACTGCGCAGGACCCCGAGTCCTTGTCCCATGTTGTCTCACGCGCAGATAAAGAAAAACCCCGCCGAAGCGGGGCTCTTTTTCATCGCTTAGTCGAGACATAGGCCGGTCGCTTCCGACCTCCCGTTCCGACCTCCACGAACTTGATCGCTCCGTCGCGCTTGAGCCGATTAATCACCTCATCCGTCTCGCGGGTGCTCATGCGCTTGAACGGACGGCAGCGACGGGAGATTTCTCGAATGGTGAGACCCTTCTCGCCGGCACGGTTGATAAGTTCGGCCACGGCGTCACACACGTCCTCCATGTCCGTCTTTCCAAGGTTCGCCGCAAAGTCCTCGATCATCTGCCCGTGATAATAGCTCACATAGTCCCACGCCCATTTGAGATGCTTCATGCGGATGGTGCGGGAGCCGCAGCTTACCGCCACGATGAGAGCGAGGCGCATCGCGATCTCGCGGGTACGGATATGGAGCGAGGCCATCCCGTTTTCCTTGTCCATCGCGTTCATCCGCTTAATCAGGAGCTTCTCATATTCCCGAAGCTCGCGAAGGCACTCCTCATCGAACGGCACGAGCACGGGTTCCGGCGCATGGTTGGAGTCGATGATAATCTGGTCATCGTCCTCCTCCCCGCCACCGTGCGCGTTGGCGTGTTCCTTGATCCACTTAATCAGATCACGCGGAACCTCCTCCCTCGCCTCCTCCTCGCGGCTCAACTGGCGTCCGAGGTTGCTCCTGACGATGATGAAGCGGTTGAGGAAGCCCGAGGCCACTTCCTTACCGGACAGGGCCTCATGGAAGGTCTCAGGCGTCGTCATGCCGAGCATCGTCATGGCCGGGCGGACAACCTTGCGGTTCTTGAGGAACTCGATCTGTTCCTTCGTCATCTTCGCCATCGAATAGCCGGTCGGTCGCATGGTGCCGTGCAGACGCCCGAAGGCTTCCATGATGAACTTTTGCGTCTCACGCTTGAGGCTACTTGAGGAGTCCCGCGTCGTGGCGAGATAGATTCCGAACTCGTCAACTATGTGGATGGAGATCGGCTCCTCGACAAGCGCGGACAGGATACCCGCGCCCGAGGTGAACTCGCTAGGTGCGATACGCTTTCCGAGACCGGAAGCCTCAAGGATTTCCTCGATCACCGTCTTGGAGTGCTCTTTGCCGGCTCCGGTTGGTGCCACGTTCAGGAAATACAGGGTTGCGAAGTTTCGCTTATTGGTTTTCCAGTTGCGCCCGAGTACGGTCGATCCGAGAGCGAGCGCGGCTTGCACGGCGAATTGCGGCTGCGGCTTCTCGGCTGTAGCGTTGTAGTAGTCAACGGCAAGCTGGAGCACGCCGGGAACGCGCAAAAGGTGATCCGGTACGTCGATCTTGGGTGGCTTGGGTGCCTCGCCCCCATCCTCATCCTCGAAATCGTCAGCGGTCGCCGTGATCTCGGGCTCGTCATCCTCGATCTCGTCCTCGAACTCGTCCTCGAACTCGTCCGCGTAGCCCTCATACTCACGCTGCCGGCGTGCTTCCCTCGCAGCCTTGAACACGGTCGCCATGCGAACCGGCTTGTCGGGGTTGCCCCTATCGAACGATTTCCACTGTTGCCACTGGATTGCGCGGTCGAATTTGGCGGATTGCTTGGAATAGTCGCACCAAACCTCGAATGCTTCCTTCTCACCGTCAAATTCATGGTGAAGCGCCATGCCGAGGCGAATCCACCCCTCGCGATCATCGCACCAATAGTCGAAATCGAGGTCTTTGATGGCCGCTTCCGCCTCCTCATAGGTGCATCCGAGCTTCTCGGTTCCGTAACCCCCCTCCTCGGACGAAGGGTTGATGAGTTCCTCGATCAGACTGGCGTTGATATGCGGGAAGCCATCCACCGGATCGACGCCCTCGATCCACTTATAGGGGCGTTCCGTGACGGGATGGATCGACGGGGGGGCCACGACCTGCTTGCCGGTGCCGAAAATCTCGATCTCCCATGCGTAGGAGCCCGTACCCGGCATCTTGTCCTCGCTCTTGGCGATTTTCTTCCCTTGGAACGGCTTATCTGTCACGAAATAGAAGTGGCGAGAGGCTCCGCCCGATCCCGATTGCACGGATGGGAGAGCCCACACGTCCACACCATCGAACAGACGCTCAAGCTCCTCGATAGCCTCGCCCTCGCGACCCTCATCGCGAATGTCCATATCGATTGCGTGGAGATACATGCCGTCGATCTCGGACCATTCACCGAGTCGAATGCCGAGGTTCATCCCATCGCGATACTTCGCTTTGAGTTGTTCAAAGGTGAGCCTGGGCTTTCTCGACCAATCGTCACCGATAGGTCGCTTTGATTTCTCGTGCAGGAGAATGACGGAAACGCCCATCCTGACGAGGTGTTTGACTTCTGCGAGCACGACGCGCCCCTACTGATTAGAGTTCCCGAGACGCTGCGAAATCAATCGGTTACGAACTGAATCAGATGGTTTGCTCTGAGGGTGGAGCCGTCGAGCGCGATAAGCTGTTTGACCCGCTTCGCCGGCAGTTCGCCGGAACCGAGCCACTTGTAGACGGCTTGGTGGGAGATGTTCAGTTCCCGTGCAATCTTGTAGCAATCTAACTGAGTCGGGAACCGCTCGCTCCGGTGATTGGGGAGACCCCGATAAAGGGCTCTGTAGAGGGGAGTGTCATGGATGGACGCCCCGCCGATGAGATCGTGATCGCTCATTCTTGAAACCTTTTTCACGCTGCGGATTGGCGGCGACCATACCTATGCTGAAAAATAATTTCAACCCAATGTTGACATCTCACTAACCGCATGTTCTTTTCCGCGTCGTCAGCCGAACACGGCACGAGCCAAGCTCAGACGAATTGGAATGGAGAACAGCATGTCACTTGAAGCCGCCCTCGCCGCGCACACTACGGCCCTCGAAGCCAACACCGCCGCGATCCTGCGTCACAACGAAATCCTCGAAGGTCTGAAGGCCGGCAAGCAGTCCGCAGTCCAGGCTCCGAAGTCGGACGAGAAGGCCGCTCCTGAGAAGGACGAAGAGGCCCCCAAGCGCACCCGCGCTGCGAAGGCTGACAAGGTCCCGAAGGAAAAGGCTCCGTCCGTGGCCGAGATGAAGGACGCCGCGACCAAGTACCTCGATGTCGCGGACGAGGACGAATACAATGAGCGCCGGGCCGTGGTCCGCGCCATCACCGATCACTTCAAGGCCGCGAAGTTCACCGAGATCGAGACCGGCGACCGCCTCATGGCCTCCAAGCTCCTCGAAATGGCCGCGTCCGGCGAGAACTTCGACAAGGACGACATCGACGGCATGATCGCGGAACTCACTGGCACCGAAAAGCCCGAGAAGCCCGCTCGCAGCCGGCGCGACGACGACGTGTAATCCCGGCGAGCCCTGGCCTTCGGGCCGGGGTTCTCTGGCGAGAGGTGGTCTCACGTCCCCTGCGGTTAAGCCCAAAGACCGTAGACCGCAGATCACCTCTCACCCGAGAACCTCACATGGGTTTCTCAGAGGGTGAGATGGGGCGCGGCGACACCGCCTTAATCACCAAGGGGGCAATGATAGCGGGTTCGTGCCGGCCTGCCTCATCTCACCCTCTGAGGGACTCCAAAATGACGCAAGCGAGGTGCGATGTCTCCCGAGGACCGGGCAAAAGCCTATTGTGCAAGCATTGGTGCCGATCCCGATGAAATCGTGGTCGGCTTCCGGCGTTACAGGGACGGCTTTCTTCACCGTGATCGCAAGCCGCGCTGGCAATGGTACGTCGGGGCAGAGCTTCCACGCCCGCGCACATGCCCTCGTCAGACCTTCATAAAGCTGGTGGATTGACATGGCTCTCCGTTGCGGTGATTGCAAATCGAAGCGGCAAGAGAAGATCGAGCAGACCGGGGACCGGGCACACGCCCGATTAGGGCCGTCCTCGGCAAGCCGTTGGTTGCGCTGCCCCGGCTCCGTCAATTTCCTTGAGGACACTGAAGCCGAGGACGGGGGTGGCGTTCCGGCTGCTGAAGGGACGATCCTCCACTCGTTCTGCGAGGATGCGCTCAACAAGAACCTCGACGCCTATTCCTTCGTGGGTGAGACCCGAGAGCACGACGGATTCAAGCTCGAACTCACGGATGAGCTTGCTGACATGATGCAAGCCGGACTCGACGTGATCGACACCCTGCCCGGCAAGCTCTATGTCGAGTACCGCGTCAAGTTGGACCGTTGGATGCCGGGCCAGTTCGGCACTCTCGACGTGGGCCTCGCGGGCAAAAAGAGAATCCACATTTGGGATTGGAAATGGGGCTTCGGTCCCGTCGATCCCGTTGAGAACGACCAACTGCGCATCTACGCCCTCGGCTTTTGGGACAACATCGCCCGGCACATTACCGATGCGACCGATTTCACGCTGCATATCTGGCAACCCCGCGCCCCTGGCGGCGGAGGATCGTGGAACACGACGCTCGATGAGCTTTTGGAGTTCGGCAAGCACGTCAAGAGACAGGCCGCCGCGACCTACGGGAAGGACGCCCCGCGCATCCCCGGCCCGAAGCAATGCCAGTGGTGCGACGGCGCGAAAACGCTGACCTGCCCCGAATATTCTGCCTACAACATGGCTCTCGTGGTGGCTGACTTTGACGACCTCGATGACCGCATGGAAATGGGCGTGCCGCCACGGATGCCGAAGTCCGAGGACCTCACGCCGGAACGTCGCAGCTACATCATCGAGCACAAGGCGATGTTCATCAAATTCCTCGAACGCCTGGAGCGCGACACGCTCGATGAGGCGCTCAAGGGACGCACCACGCCCGGTCTCAAGCCGGTCGCGGGGCGCAACCCGCCCGCCAAGTGGAAGGACGAGGACCTCGCCCGCCCGATCCTCGAACGCGCCCTCGAAGAAGAGGCGTACCGCAGGAAGCTCATCACGCCCTCGCAAGCCTCGAAGCTCCTGCCGGGCAAGATTTTCGCCAAACTCTCGGACTTCATCGAGCGTGGCGATCCGAAGCCCATCCTCGTGTCGGAACACGACAGTCGCGAGCGTCTGAAGCCGCTTGAGGATGAGTTTGAAGATTTGGTTTGAATGTCACCTTTAAAGTGACTTTTCATCCAAAAAGTGTCAGAACAAACCTCTAGGAGAAAGCAATGTCTGACCCGTTAAAAATCCAACTGAAGAACGTTCGTATCGGCTACCCGGCCCTCTTCCGCCCGAAGGCTTTCGGCAAGGGTGCAGCCGCCAGCGACCCCGCCTATCAGGCGTCGTTCTACCTCGATAAAGAGGACAAGCTGCATAAGAAGTTCATCGAGCAGATCAAGGACGCGATTGATCTGGCGAAAGAGGGTAAGTGGGGCAACAAGATTCCGAAGATCGGCTCGGACAAGATTTGCCTCAAGGACGGCGATAAGCTGGAGGAGCCGGCCCCCGAGGAAGAGGGTCACTACATCCTCTCCGCCCGCAACAAGAAGAAGCCGCTCGTGATCGATCTCGACAAGACAGAGCTTGTTGAGGCAGACGGTCGCCCCTACGGCGGCTGCTACGTGGACGCCATCGTCCGCATTTGGGCGCAGGACAATGAGTTCGGCAAGCGCATCAACTGTTCGCTCGAAGCTGTTCGCTATCGCGACAAGGGTGAGGCGTTCGGTGCCGCTCCGGTGAGCGCCGACGAGTTCGATGACGAGGACGACCTTCCGCCTCGCCGCGAGCGCAGCCGTCGAGCCGAACCGGATGATGACGAGGATCGCCCCTCGCGCAACAGCCGCAGCCGCCGTGACGCGGATGAGGACGAGGATGAGCGTCCGTCTCGCCGCCGCAACCGCGACGAGGATGACGAGGACGAGCGTCCGTCCCGCCGCCGCACCCGCGACGAGGATGACGAGGACGAGCGTCCGTCCCGCCGCCGCAGCCGGGATGAGGATGGCGATGACGAGGATCGCCCCTCGCGCAACAGCCGGTCGCGCAACCGGGACGAGGATGAGGACGAGCGGCCCGCCCGCCGCAGCCGCCGCGATCACGACGACGTGTAATCCTCCAGTAAAGGGAACGGTGCCGATCACTCGGCACCGTTCATCTTCTTATGCGCAAACTCGTATTCGACATCGAAATCTACAAAAACTTCTTCTGCGTGATCTTCCTCGACATCGAAACCGGGGACGTTTTTTCATGGGAGATGGTTCCAGGCGAACGCCTTGACCGGGAGCGTCTGCGCCGGTTCGTCTCGAAGCATCTCATCATCGGCTTCAACAGCGCCAACTTCGACCTGCCGGTTCTGTTCGGTGCGATTGCCGGCCTGTCCGTCGAGACCCTCAAGCAGATCGCGGATGACATCATCGTCGGCGGCTTGAAGCCGTGGGATGTCGAGCGTCAGTACGGGTTCAAGATCGCCCGAGACATCAACCATATCGACCTCATCGAAGTCGCGCCGGGACAAGCCTCGCTCAAGATTTACTGCGGTCGCCTGCACGGTAAGCGGATGCAGGACCTCCCGATTGAGCCGGACGCGGTTCTCACGCCTCGGGAGATGGATGTCACCTACGACTACTGCCTGAACGACCTCCAGGCGACCAAGCTCCTCTACACGTCCCTTCTGCCGCAGATCGAGCTTCGACGCTCGATGTCCAAAGAGTACGGGATCGACCTGCGCTCAAAATCGGATGCGCAGGTCGCAGAGGCCGTTATCAAGGCTCAGGTGGGGGAAATCCTTGGCGACCTGCCGAAACGCCCTGAGATCGCTCCTGGCACGTCCTATTTCTACGATATTCCCCCTTTCATCCGCTATGAGGGTGCGGAGCTTAACGACATCCTCGACATCATCGAGAAAACCAAGTTCCGTGTCGGCCCTTCCGGCAACATCGTCATGCCGAAGGAACTCTCCGAAGCGGCCATTCGGATCGGCAATGGCGTCTATCGCATGGGGATCGGCGGACTCCATTCATCGGAGCAATGCGCGGCCCATGTATCGGATGACGAATACGTTCTCATCGACCGTGACGTGGCGTCCTATTATCCGGCGATCATTCTGAACCTGGGCCTCTTCCCGAAGCATCTCGGCAAGGTGTTCCTGAAGGTCTACCGGGCCATCGTGGAACGCCGCCTCGCGGCCAAGAAAGCCGGTGAAAAGGTTGTCGCAGACTCCCTCAAGATCACCATCAACGGATCGTTCGGCAAGCTCGGCTCGAAGTGGTCTGCGCTCTACTCGCCGCAGCTTCTCATCCAAGTCACCATCACCGGCCAGTTATCGCTTCTCATGTTCATCGAGCGCCTTGAGCTTGCCGGCATTCAAGTCGTCTCGGCCAACACCGACGGCATCGTCATCAAATGCAAGCGGTCGATGCTCGGCAAGCTCGATGAGATCGTCAAGGGATGGGAGCGTGACACGGGCTTTGAGACGGAGGCGACGGAGTACGCCGCCCTCTACTCCCGTGACGTGAACAATTACATCGCCGTGAAGCCTGATGGCGCGGCCAAGCGCAAGGGCGCTTACGCCGAGACCGGGATGCAGAAGAATCCGACGAACGACATCTGCGTTGACGCGGTGGTCGAATACATCACCAAGGGCACGCCGATCTCGCGCACCATCCGCCAGTGCCGGGACATCAAAAAGTTCGTGACCGTCCGCACCGTGCAAGGCGGAGCCGTGAAGGACGGTGAGTATCTCGGTAAGGCTATCCGCTGGATTTATTCAACCGAGACCGACACGGCGATCCACTACCGCAAGGCTAACAAGACCGGCACGCACAACAAGGTGCCGAAGTCCGACGGCGCTCGCCCGGTCATGGAGCTTCCTGACGAGTTCCCGTCTGACATCGATTATGGATGGTACATCCGCGAGGCCCGTTCGATCCTGCAAGACATCGGTTATGAGGACGACCTTATCGGGAACGGCCCTGGCCGCAAGCGCAAGCCCGTCGAGGAGGCCGCGTGATGGCGAAGGCCCCGCTCGATCCCAAAGAAACGTACATCGAGAACAAGGTTGTCGATTACGCCAAAAAGACCGGCTGGAAACAGCGCAAGCTCTCTTGGGTTGGTCGGCACGGTGCGCCGGATCGCGTGTTCTTCAAGAGCGGCGTCCTCCTGTTTGTCGAGTTCAAGCAGCGCGGAAAGAAGCCGACACCCAATCAAGAGAAAGAGATCGGGGAACTTCGCTCGGAAGGGATGCTCGTGTTCGTGATCGACAATATCGACGCGGGCAAGGCGCTCCTCGACTCCTATCGCTCCCGCAACTACCGCCCAACGGATGACCTGATATGAGGAAGATCGTTCGTAAGCGGAAAGACCTCCGCAAGTACCAGATCGTCTTTACCAACAAGATCAAGAAACTTCCCTACCTCATCCTGGCGCTCCCCATGGGATCGGGGAAGACCACGACCACGCTCACCGCGATCCTCGATCTGTTGGACGACGGTGTTATCCGTAAGGTGCTCGTGGTCGCCCCGCTCCTCGTGGCAACCGCCACATGGCCGGACGAGATGGAGGAGTGGGAGCACCTCACCGATCTGACATGGACCCTCGTTCGCGCCGAGGACAAGGACGAGGACATCCTCGCGGCCAGAAAAGAAGCCTATGAGACGGCTCGAAAGCTCATCGGGCTCGACGCCAAAGAGGCCGCCAAGTTCGCCGGTCGCTTAGCCAACAAAGCAAAAGTCTGGAAACGGTCCAAACTCGCCCGCGAGAACACCGAAATCCATATCATCAACCGCGAGGCGCTCCCCTGGCTTTGGGAGTTCTTTGACAACGGTAAGTCCTGGCCCTATGACATGCTCGTTGTGGACGAAGCGTCCATGTTCAAGAACGGCAAAATGCGGACTGAGACCAAGGCTTTGACGCGGTTCGGTGTGATGGCTAAGGCTCGGAAATCCGCAGAGCGGGTTGTGCTGTTGACGGGCACCCCGGCACCGAAGGGCCTGCAAAACCTTTGGGGCTTGGCCTACATCGCGGACGGCGGCGAACGCCTCGGCACATCGAAGCACAAGTTCGAGCAGCGGTGGTTCGAGAAGGATCACATGGGCTGGAAGCTGACGCCTAAACCCTACGCCCAAAAGCAGATCATGGATGAACTCTCCGACATCATGTACTCCCTGTCGGAAGAGGATTGCGTCACCCTCCCTCCCCTCATCCCGGTCCAGGCGAAAGTCACCCTGCCCCGCAAGGTGATGGACGAGTATCTGCGCTTTGAGGAGACGCTTCTCTCACAACGGTACGATGTGGAGGCGGTCAACAGGGGCGTATTGCACAATAAGCTCCTGCAATTCGCCAACGGCAGCATGTATAATGAGGACCGCAAGGAAGTCTGGATTCACGATGAGAAGCTAGAGGCCCTTGAGCAGATCGTTGAAGATGCCAACGGGATGCCCGTTCTCGTCGCCTATTCCTTCAAGTTCGACCTCGCCCGCATCAAAAAAGCCTTTCCGAAAGCGGTTGTGTTCGGAGAAGGTGACGTCCGTCGCGTCAAAGAGCGTTGGAACAACGGTGAGATTGATATGCTCCTGGCGCACCCGGCATCGGTCGGCCACGGACAAAACATTCAATACGGCTCGAACATCTCCGTGTGGTACGGGTTGACCGTCGATCTCGAACTCTACCAACAGCTTACCAAACGCCTCCACCGCTCGGGCCAGAAGGGGGACCGGGTTTGGATGCACCATATCATCGCCAAGGGCACCTATGATGAAAAGGTTCTGCCTCTTCTTACCGACAAGAACTCCACACAGAGTCAAATCCTTGAGTCCATACGGTTTAAGCTGAAATAAGCCTTGCGAAACCTTCGCGTCCCAGGACTAACACCTTCGGATAGATGGTTAACGGGGTTTTAATCCTTTGGGGCGACGGACAAATCCAACCAAAAAGTGAAAATCTTCTCGGGGGGCCGATTGACTCGGCTCCAACTTTATATATGTATGTCAACATCAGGTTGATACTGAGGCCAGAAGTCAACCCTCGGCAACGTATATAAGGGAGACAACATGCTAGAGGTTCAGGTGAGAAACCCAATAATAGCGGCAGACTTCGCAAAGAGATTGGACATCGCGTGTGACAACAGTGATGTCGTTCCAGAGTATAACCGTGGTCGTCAAAGCTGGATCGCCAATGAACTACTTCGGCGGTACGATGTCAGCGTCAGTAAAGAGACCGTGCGCAAGTGGTTCGCAGGTGAGGCCCGCCCCCGCCATGACAAGATGAAGGCACTCGCGGCCCTCCTCAAAGTTGACGAGGCGTGGCTCGCCCTCGGCATGAAGCCGGACGCTCAGATCAGCGGCGACCGGCGCTTGCGGAGCATCATCACGGACGGGGCGATCCACCTCGTCATCGGAATGGTGACAATGAGCGGCGGAAGCTGCGCCTTCCCCGACGACAAGGACCCGCGCCGGGAGACGGTTCACTTCTACACGATCATCGGCGGTCGCACGCATCAGGTCTTCGTGTCGGTCGCGCAGGAATATAATGACGGTTTCCGGTTCACCCTGACGCACGACTACACGCAGAGCCTCTGCATCGGTGTGGTTCAGAAGACGGCCACCTCGTTTGATCTGTTCGCCTTCCCGACGGAAACGATTGCCAAGCACGGGAAGAAGCGCGGCGGCTATATCGAGTTGCAGGCTTCCGTCGAAGGCCGCTCCCTCGTGATCGGAGACGAGAAGGTCGCCCGCGTCACCGATTTCAAGAGCCTTCGCCGCCAATGAGCCGGGAGACCATTATCAAGCCCTTATTACGGGCACGAGAGAAACCGCCGCCGACACCTCGCCCGAACCCTTGGGCGAGGTTTTTGATTTCAGGAGAGCCCCCATGAATGAGCTTGAACAGAAGATCGCGGACCTGCGCCTCGCGCCTGGAGGGCCGTCCGTTGGCGAGGTGTTGATCGCCGGCCTCAAGAGCCTCGGGCGCAAACCCGAAATCGGGCTCGCCAGGGCCTATATCTCTCGCATTGTGGAGATCGCTCAGGCGGAGCGCGATATTGCCGTGGGCGAGGCTCTCTCGTGGCCTAAAGACGGCAAGCCTCGGGATTGCTTCGGCAACACCCTATCGGACTAAAAGAAAAGGGGCCTCGTGGCCCCTATGAAGTCAATGAAGTCAATGAAGTCATTCACTTCATTGACAGGCGCGAATGGCTTACTTCGCCCGCTCCCGCTCCAGCATATCCATCAGCATATCGAATGCCTCCCGATAGCTCGGGATACGCTCATCGTGGCACCATTGCAGGAACGCATTGTGCGATCTGACGGAGATGCGTGCCGTGAACGATATGGTCGGTTCATCGACCTGCTTGCGGCGGCGCATAGGCATGAACGGTTGCGGAGCCTCGACCTGCGCGACAGGTGATGCTTTGGAATTGGTGCGCGTAGCCTTCGGGGCCGGATCGGGCTTCTTAGGGGCGGCCTCGTGACCCCCCTCCCCTACTGGCCCATCCGTCTTATCCCAACCCGCCTTGCGTGAAAGCTCAGTCACCGCCTTTTCCGCCTCGGGCGGGAGAGGGGGAAGTTCTACTTTCCGCACCCTCGGAATTTGCGGAGTCGGGCGTTCCAACTTCTCACTCACGCTGCGTCCCTCCCCTCTCCTGTAATTTTGCCAAGTGCGATCTCAACCTCGTCAACCCATTTATCGGCGTTTGCGATGGCCTCCTCTACACCGTTCACTTCCTTGATCCCAAGCCTGATGAAGTCGTCCAGGGTTGCGGCGAAAGTGAACATGGATTCGTAGGCCACCCGAAGTTGAATGCGGGTCTCAAAAAGCGGGAGTTGGAGCTTCTCAATGTCGGCCCGAATGTTCCTCTCACCAATCGTAGGTCTCGCCCGACATTTGGTCATGAGCATGTGAAATGGGATTCTCTTCCCCAACACCTCTTCCTCGTCTTGCACGAGACCTGCGGACTTGAATGCCTCGTCCGCATCCAACTGAGTTGCGCCAAGCGGGACGATGACCATTGTCGCACGGGCGATGGCCCGTGAAGCGGTCATGTTGGTGGACCCCTCAAGATCGACAAGCACCATGTCAGACTCGCGGTACGCCCTGTCGATCTCTTTGATGACGTTCTCCGTCTTCACGTCGGAGATCACATCGAAAACCTTGTTCTTAGCGCGGCTGTGCCACCGGGAGATTGGTTGGTTCCGGTCGGCGTCCAGAATTGTTACTTTGTAGCCGCGTGCGGCGAGGCGCGTCCCGAGAATGGCGCAGGAGGTGGACTTACCCGCGCCCCCTTTGGCTGACGTGAATGGAACGATTGGCATGAATGGCTTCCTTCCTGTCATTGGCATCACCGACACCAATGACTTACCTGCTTTCAATGCGGTCACGTCACTCAATGCCATCCATGAATTAACGTCAGGTAAAGAAGTCAGTTAAATGACTTCATTGAATTACATGACTTCATTGACTTCATTAAACGCGGTCAACGCATTGACCTATTCTAATGAAGTGATGGCATTGACGGCGGTTAACGCCTTGACTGGCATTAATGAAATGACCGGGGTGACTTACTCCAGTGAGCGGGCTCCCGAGGTGACTCGGGAGCCCGCCACCTTGGTTCTCAGGCGCGGCCTTGAAACCGGGTCCGTTCCCCTCTATCTTAGCCAAGGAACCGAGGGGATTTTTAGCCCCCCTCGGAACCTTCGGCGTTTTAAAGGGTCACGGAAAGGGTCAGTTTCCGTTTCCCCCACCGAAGCTCGATTGTGAACTTGATGCTCACTTTCTTGCCTCCGTGAAGTGTCAGGCACCGCGCCTGACCCATTCTTGATACAGCAAAGCCTCATTAGGTCCAATGGTCCTAGTGAGGCTTTCTGCATTTTTGGGGAGTTGTCCACAGGTGAGGTGGCCTTGACCGGGGACTCGTGGGGAATCATGATTCCCCACATGGCTGCATGTGATCCCGCCTCGACCATCAAAAGCTCTGCGTTCCTGCGGAAAATCGACCCCGGTAAGAACTGCCACCGCTTTTATGCACTTCTCATTGAGCGGGACCTTTTCGGGAATACGTGCCTCGTGCGCCACTATGGCCGGATCGGCACCCAAGGTCATGAAATGGTTGAGTCTTTCCCCTCGGAAGGGGAGGCGCAACGCGCCCTCGAAAGTCTCCTCCGCCGGAAACTGTCACGCGGATATATCACCCTCTAGTTGATATTGAGCCTTGACGGCGGAGCGATTCCCACGCTTCCTACGCAATTATTGTTCTGAGAGGAGCGGACACGCTGCGATGAGCTAGAAAAGGAAAGGGCTCCGAGACGGCAATCTCGAAGCCCTTTAAATCCGGTGGGTTGGTCAACCCCTAAGCAAGAGCGACCTTCCCACAAAATTCGGAACTCGTCAACGGAGATCGATTCTCCGAACGGTCCCTTTTTGTGCAAAGCGCAGCCCGTAAGGGAATGACGCAAACGAATACCTACGCGGCTATCGAGGCCGCGCTTCGTGCTGACTTGGCGGCACTGCCTCGGTGCCGGGTCCGTGAGGACGCGCTCAGGATCGGGCTCTTTATCGCCCGCACCCATGCCGCCTATGACCGGCTGTTCACGTTCCCCCGCGAAATCATGGCCGGACACAAGGCGCTCCTGGCCGCGTGCGGGGAGATGACCGCCTCGCGGGTACGCTCGTGCCTGAAAGCCCTTATCAAGCTCGGATGGATCGAGCAGACGAACGAGGATACGTTCTTCTATCGGCGCTTTGGCGTGTGGAAGGACACCCCCAACCAATACCGCTCGGGCTCTAAGCTCTCAGCGTTTTTCCCCGAAACTGCCACGATAAGAGAATCCTCTGACGAGATTCTAGAGATAGTGGCAGTTAAGGACCTGCCGCCGATCAAGCCCAAGGGGAAGTCTCGCCGGGCGATCAATCTGGCGCTCAAGCTCAAGCGCCTCGCGGCGGCCATAGCTCTGCGGAAGGCGGAAGCCGCCAAGCCTCGGGAGCGCCTCTCGCGGCCCGTGATGCCGCACTCGACCGAACAGAGCCCGGCGTTCAACTCGTGGCTCGACCGGCTGCAAGCGACCCTCGCGCCCAACGCTCTCGCGGCGAGTACCGGATCAGCGTAGGGGAGGGGGGTTTCACTACGCTTGCTCGGGAAAAGTCGTGGCAACTCAAGGGCGATATTGGTTAATGAAAATTCATCATTTTTCCGCTTGACCTATAGGACTAACGGTCCTATGTATAGTTCACCGCAACGGAGAACACACATGACCGAGACAGCCGACGTTGAAGATCGCAAGACAGCCACGGGGAACAAGCTACGCGCCGCCATTGATGCTTTTAACAGCGCGGCCAGAGAAGCCGCAGATTTGGGTCTCCGTGTGGAGTTGGAGCATCTAGACCTCCGACGGACGGACCTCCCCTTTCCGGTCCCGGTTCTGTCGGTCGAGATTTACGAACGGCGGTAACGCCCCTCCACCCCATCACAGTAGGAAACGATCATGACCGACAAAGAATTCGCCGACGCCCTCAAGTCTGACGCGGGCGAACTCGTCAAGGTGCTCACCGCAGCCCTCCAGACGGCAGAGCGCCTCGTTATCACCTCGGAGATGCCGGCCCTTGCCACGCAGGACCTCGGCGTCCTTGAGGTGGAACTGAGCACCGCTAACCGGCTCTGCAAAGACGCCCGCAAGCTGTTCACGGAAAAGGACGCCTCCGATCTTCTGGAGTCGGAGCCCGCGAGCGGAAGGAACGCGCTTTGACACCCGCGCAACTTAGGGCAGGGGCGGCGGAGTCCCGCGCCGTCGCAACGAAGCTCAGTGAGACGGTAGACAAGATCAAGGGACACCCGCTCACCGTGGATCAAGCCATAGCCTATCAAACCCTGTCTGCCTTGTTCGCCGGGACGGCTCGCGTCCTCACCGCCATGGCAGACGCCGCAGAACCTCAGAAGGGGCAAGGCGCAGCATGACAAAAGAAAAACCAATGACGGCGGCGGAGTACCGTGAGGCGCTCCGCAAGCTCGATCTCTCGCAGGTCTCGGGGGCGACGGTCCTCGGGATCACCCCGCGATCCTCCAGGCGCTACGCCAGTGACCGCAGGGTGCCGACCAACATAGCGCGGACCCTGCGCTACCTCCTCAAGACCAAGACCGCGCCAGCGGACTACCTTGCAACTCTCGGGATCAAGGCCGAACTGACGCCCTACCATGAAACGGAGTACGACTCGTGACTCTCCTGGCGCAAGAGATACTCGAACTCGATACCGTTGATCTGAGCGAAAGCTACCCGAATAGGCGGCGTGCAATCTCGATGCTCGCCTACATCCAGGAGCACTTGACCGGGGGGAAGATCAAGGGTCGCCCCATCCCACGGGCCGAACGCTTCGTGTTCGAGGAATCTCCCACCCGTGCCATGGAGAGATTGATCGAGGTCGGGCAAATCGAATACCCAAGCATTCTGCCAACACTCCGATACCCTTTCGAGAGCATGTGGTTTGAATGGCCGATTGAGCAGGACGGACTCAAAGGGCGTGAAGGGATACACGTTGATTCTCGCTTCGTCGGCTCGACAGGTGAGGGCGCATGGAAGGGCTTCAACTCGCTCCTACCTGTCCGAATGAGCCTAATCCGCCGCTTTGACGGCGCGGGTGTTCCGGTCAACGTGTTCCCCGTCGCCCACGGTCTTTATGCGCCCCTGCCTCGGGAGGAAGGTGAGGGGGATCAAGTGCGGAAGCATTTTTCTCTCCGAAAGGAGATGGGGGTTGATCTTGAGCATGACGATGACGAGTTCGCCTATCTGAGAACCGCCGTGGAGGTGGCGATCTTCCTCCTGATAACCCCTCGCGTGGCGCAGCAACATGAAGTCACTCATGGTCCGGCAATCCAGAAGAAGCGGGTCATGCGGGGGAAGCCACCCCTCGTTGACTATAAGAGGGTGACGCTCACGGTCGGCGTCCGCTCTCCGACATCACCACGGTCGGCGATCTCGTCAGGCAACGCCGCCGCGCAACGCAAGCTGCATCCGGTCATGGGCCACTTCCGCACCTATACTGAGGGGCGGGAGACTCCCAAAATCTCGTGGGTTCTGCCTCACTGGCGCGGCGATCCCGAACTCGGCGTCGTGCATAGAACCCGCAACGTGAAGGTGCCGAAATGATCGACCCCTTGAGATGGGAGCAGCAATCCGAGGGCTCATGGTACGGCTATAGCGGCAAGATGGTTGTCGCTATGGTGGTGCGACGTGCCGAGGGGGAGTGGGCGTGGGAAGTCTCGGGCGGTCGCGTGCCGCACGGATGGAAGAACTACGGTGGGACGCGGACGGAGAGGTTCGCCAAGCGTGCCGCAAGCGACTACTGGCGGGAATGGCTCGATCACGTCGGGCTTATGCCCTACAGCCCAACGGAAGGGGGAGAGGAATGAGTATAGGTGGCGGGAAGAAGATCAAACAGACGCAGCAACCGCAGGTCGGGTGGTCGAAGGCCATGAAAGCGGTCGCGTCCCGATTCCAGACCATTGACGAGAGGGCGCAGGAACGGGCGCAGCGCATAAAGGACCGTCTTGCGGCGCGGGACAAAGATCAAGGGTGAGGCGGGCGGCGTGTTCGTCTGACATGGAAAGGGGCGCTTCGGCGTCCCTTTCCATGTCAGGGGATGCCATGTTGTCGCATGTCGTCCCAAAACCAGGCTTGAATGTCACCATTAAAGTGACTATACAACTGTCCATTGAGACAACATGGGACACCATGACAACCATTGACACAAGAGACGAGGACCTGCGCCTCCTGCGGATCGATCAAGTCTTAGAGCTTGTTCCGTTCGCCCGCTCGTCCCTCTATCGCGCAATCAAGGCGGGGGAGTTCCCGGCCCCGATCAAGTTCGGCGGCGTGTCGCTTTGGAGCAATCAGGAAATCCGCGCCTGGAAAGGCCGCCTCATGGCGTCCCGGTTCGACCGCGACAATGACGACTTAGTGTGACGGTATGGCTCGGAGAGATGATGATCTGATAGGCGGGGGTGAGCCCGTCGAACAAGTGTCCCTGCGGACGGCGGACGTTCATAGCGTCCTCGGCGGCGTGTCGGTCCCGTGGCTCATGAAGGCGTTCCGCATGGGGCGCGGCACGGTCGAGAAGAAGTTGCGCGGATGCCAGCCCATCGGCCACGGCAAGCACAACACGCCCCTCTATGACCTGCCGGAAGCGGCGAGCTACCTCGTCAAGCCTCGCGTCAACATGGAGGAGTACCTTCGCAGCCTGAAGCCTGACAACCTGCCTGAGCGGCTGCGCGAGAGCTATTGGAGCGCCAAGCTCAAAGAGCAGCGGTGGCGCGAAAAGGCCGGCGATCTCTGGCGCACCTCGGACGTGCTGACCGTGTTCGGTGAGGTGCTCCAAAACATGCGGACCCGGCTCCAACTCCTGCCGGACGCCATCGAACGCGCAGCCGGACTCGATGAGCGCCAGTTCGCAGCCGCCAGGGCGGCGGTCGATGAGGTTCAGGACGACATCTATCAGGAGCTTCAATCCCTCGCCAAGACCGGCAGGACCTTGAGCCAACTCGGGGAAGAGGAGGGTGGCGATACTCGGGACGATGAGGACGATCTGATATGACCTATCACACCATGGAGGAGATGCTGCGCTCGACCGCCGAGGCGATCCGACCCCCCGAGCGGCTCACCGTGTCCGAGGCGGCAGAGAAGTACCGTCAACTGAACAACCCCGGCCACTATGTCGGCCCGTGGGACAACTCCATGGCCCCGTACCTCACGGAAATCATGGATGAGATGAACTCACTCGATTACACGGGCTTGATCTTCGCCGGCCCCGCCCGTTGTGGCAAGTCGGACATCTTTTTCAACTGGCTCACGCACATTTCGATCTGCGACCCGTCCGACACCATGCTCGTGCATATGACGCAGAGCACGGCCCGAGATTGGTCACAAGGCGACCTGCGCAAGTTCTTCCGCACGACCAAGGAAGTCGGTAAGCGCGTCACGCCGGGCCGTCAGAACATGAACGTGCATGACATCCGGTTCCTGAGCGGAATGCGGCTTCTCGTGAAGTGGCCGACCATCACCGAACTGTCGGGAAAGACCATCCGCAATCTGTGGTGCATGGACTATGATCGTATGCCGCAGGACGTGGACAAGGAAGGGACCCCCTTCGACCTCGCCCGCAAGCGTGCTCAGACCTTCAAGCGGTACGGCATGGCCGTCGCGGAAAGCTCGCCGGGCTACGAGATCACCAATCACCGTTGGGTGGCGCAGACGCCGCACGAGGCCCCTCCGACCGAAGGAATCCTCTCGCTCTACAACCGTGGCGACCGCCGTCGGTTCTACTGGCGTTGCGCCCAATGCAAGCGGGCGTTCGAGGGTGACTTCAAGTGCATCTCCTACCCCGACTCCAAGGATCATCTCGAAGCCGCCGAGATGGCGACCCTCGATTGCCCCTACCTCGATTGCGGCTACTCGCACACCCATGAGCCCGGCCCCGGCCAGCCCGGCAAGCATGAACTCAACTACTATGGGAAGTGGATCAAGGACGGGCAGAAGTGGGACGATGACGGTTCCGTCGTGGGGGAGGCCGCCCGCTCGGACATCGCGAGCTTTTGGCTCAAGGGCGTGGCCGCTGCCTTCGTAGATTGGAAGTCGCTGGTATTCAAATACCTCAAAGCCATGGAGGAGTTCGAGCGCACCGGATCGGACTCGGCGCTCAAGACGACCGTCAACACGGACCAGGGCCTTCCGTACCTCCCGCCGTCCCTCGAAGGTGAGCGTCTACCGGAAGACCTGAAAAAGCGGGCGACCGATCTCGGGGAGCAGGTTGTCCCGGCAGGCGTCCGGTTCCTCGTGGCGTCCATCGACGTGCAGAAACGACGCTTCGAGGTGCAGGTCCACGGTATCGGCGTTGGCGGCGACATCACGGTCATCGACCGCTTCAACATCAAAAAGTCGAACCGTAAGGACGAGGACGGTGAGCGGCTTCCGCTGAGCCCGGCGAGCCACCTCGAAGATTGGCAGTTGCTTGTCGAGGCGGTGATCGAGAAAACCTACCCGCTCGGGGACGGCTCGGGCCGACACATGAAGATCAAGGTGATTGGCTGCGACTCGGGCGGTCGCGCAGGCACCACGGCAAAGGCTTACGAGTTCTGGCGGTGGCTCAGGGACGAGCATCCCGGCCAACATCATCTGCGGTTCCAATTGCTGAAGGGTGAGCCGAACGCCGCCGCTCCTCGCGCCCGCATCTCCTATCCCGACTCGGATCGCAAGGACCGCAGGGCAGGGGCTCGCGGCGAGGTGCCGGTGCTCATGCTCAATTCCAACGCGATCAAGGATCAAGTTCACGCCATGCTCGGACGCACGGAGCCGTTCGGCGGCTGCGTCAACTTTCCCGATTGGCTCGAAATGTGGTTCTACATGGAACTCACGGCGGAGATCAGAACCCCGAAGGGGTGGGACAACCCGAAGAAGCAGCGCAACGAAGCCTGGGACCTGCTTTACTACTGCGTCGGAGTGTGCCTGTCCCGGCACGTCAAGGTTGAATCAATCGATTGGGATACCCCGCCCGCGTGGGCGAAGGAATGGGACGAAAACGATATGGTGTTCTCACCGGAGGAAGCGAAGCCGTTCGAGCAACAAGGCTCCAGAACGGTCGATCTGGCCGCTCTCGGGCGGACTCTTGCCTAGAAAGTCACTAAAAGGTTGAAGATACACCTATGACGTGGCACCCTGCAAGCCAAATGGAGGCCCTTTATGGCTAAACGAAACAAGGATGATTTATCCTCCAAGCGGCCTTTGTCGCAGGACGATAACAAGATTACACGGGCGACCCGAAAGCAGGTGCTCGATGACCTGCGCAAGATGGCGACGGACAACCCCGACAAGGTGATCTCGCGCAACTTCTACCGGATCAACTCGCAGTACGCGGAATCGGCCTGGAACGCGCATTTCGGCACCTTCGCGGAGTTCAAGCGACATGCCGGCATCACGCTCTCGCGCCACGCCCACCGCATGGAAAAGGACATCGCGAAGCACGCCTCGAAGGACCTGCAACGGCAGATGACCGGCGAGAAGATGGGCTATGAGGGCAAGTATCTCCGCCCGTGCAACAAGCGGTTTCAGACCATCGTCAATGTGTCGGACCTGCACGACATCACTTGCGACCCGTTCTTGCGCCGTCTCTTCATTGAGGCGTGTCGGCGTATCAAGCCGGAAAAGATCGTGCTCAATGGCGATACCTTCGATCTGCCCGAGTTCGGCAAATACACGCAGGACCCTCGCGCCTACAAGCTCATCGAGCGCGTCGAGTGGGTGCATACCCTCCTCAAAGAGCTTCGCGAGATTTGCCCCGAGGCGGAAATCGTCATGGTGGAGGGCAATCACGAGTTTCGCTTGATCCGGCATCTGACGGAGGCCACGCCCGCCCTCGTGACGGTGCTCTCCGATCTGCACGGCTTTACCGTCGCCTCGCTCCTCGGCCTCGACAAGTTCGAGGTGAACTACGTCGCCAGGATGGACTTGGCCGCCTTCAATGAGCGCGACATCAAATCGGAACTCGCCAAGAACTACTTCATCGCCTATGACGCGGTGCTGTTCCATCACTTCCCCGAAGGTGCGAAGATGGGCTATCCCGGCACCAACGGGCACCATCACAAGTACCAAGCCGCCTCGTACTATTCCCCGATCTTCGGCCCCTATCAGTGGGTGCAGACCGGCTCAGGGCATATGCGTTCGGCCTCGTACTGCGCGGCGGAGAAGTGGTCGAACGGCTTCCTCGTGATCCACGTCGATACGCACACCCGGCATAGCGTGTTCGAGTACGTGGACATTCGAGACTTCGCGGTCCTGGGCGGCGAGTTCTACACCCGCCAGGAGGGGGAGGGCGTCTATCCCTTGCGGTAGCTTTGGGTGGAATGTCACTATTAAGTTGAAATGGCAACTGTGCCGTGTTACAGCGGACAAATCAGACAGGTGGGGCATGGTTTTAACGGCTGAACAGAGGGTAGTGCTGACCGCTCGGCTCGCGGAAGCCGAGAAGGCTTACCATGAGCTACAGACCGGCCAGCAGGCCCGCGTCCTCGTGGATCAGTCGGGTGAGCGCATTGAGTTCACGCCGGCCACCGCGTCTCGCCTCGCGGCCTACATCACGGACCTGAAGCGGCAACTCGGGATGCTCGGCATCTCGTCCACGGGTCCTATGGGGTACTGGTTCTAATGAGCTTCCTCGCGAACGATCCCGAAATGCAGGCGTTACTCTCCGTCCCTGGAGAGGCAACGGAGCCCGTGCGTGTCGAAGTTCTCCCGGCTCGCACGGGCAACGATTCCATGATCGCGGGCGGTGCCTATGACAGCGCGTCCAAGATCGACCGGGAGCTTGCCCTGTGGCAACCCCCGATCAATTCGGCGGACGGCGACATCCTTCCCGTGAAGGAAACCCTCGACGCCCGCACTCGCGACCGCTTGCGTAACGATGCTTACGTGGCGGGCGGCTCGAACATCCACAAGGACTCCATCGTGGGGTCGATGTTCGTCCTCAACGCCAAGCCGGAATGGCGGGTCCTCGGACTCGATCAGACTTGGGCGGAGGAGTTTCAGGTTGAGGTAGAGGCCAAGTTCACGCTTTGGGCCGAGAGCCTCAACGCTTGGCCGGATGCCGCCCGCCGCAACACGCTCACCGAGATCGTCCGACTCGCCGTCGGCATCTATCTATCGTCCGGTGAGTTCCTCGCGTCCGTCGAATGGCTGCGGGAAGCGGATCGTCACTTCAACACCGCGATTCAGGTGATCGACCTCGACCGGCTCTCAACCCCGCCGACCAAGGTCGAGAACCGCCTCCTGCGCGGCGGCGTCGAGATGAACGCCCACGGTGCGGCCACGGGCTATTACGTGCGCAAGTCGCACCCGAACGACTATGACGTGTTCAGCAAGCCCGAGGCGTATGAGTGGAAATACGTACCTGCCCGCAAGCCGTGGGGCCGGTTGCAGATGATCCATATCTTCGAGCAAATGCGGGCCGATCAGACACGCGGCATCTCGGAGATGGTTGCGGCCCTCAAAGAGATCAAGATGACGAAGAACTTCCGAAGCATCATGCTTCAGAACGCCGTCGTCAACGCGACCTATGCCGCCAGCATCGAGTCTGAGCTTCCGACCGAAGCCGTCTATCAGGCTCTCGGCGGCGGCAACGTCAGCGCCGATCAGGTGGCGCAGACCATCGCGGCCTTCACGGGCGGTTATCTCGACTCGATCTCGGCCTACACGGGCGCTCGCGGCCACCGCATCGACGGGGTGAAGGTGCCGCACCTCTTCCCCGGCACCAAGCTCCAGCTTCGTCCAGCAGGGCAGGGCGGCCCACTCGGAACCGAGTTCGAGGCGTCCCTCCTGCGCTACCTCGCGGCCAATCTCGGCGTCTCCTATGAGGAGCTTGCCAAGGACTTTTCCAAGACGAACTACTCGTCGGCCAAGGCCGCCATGGCGCAGACCGAACGCTTCATGGCCTCGCGCAAAAAGATCGTCGCGGATCGTCTCGCCTCGATCATCTACATGCTGTGGCTCGAAGAGGCGATCTCCAAGGGCGAGATCACCTCCATGTCGAAGAAGGCCCCGAACTTTTGGGAGGGTTTGAACCGCGAAGCCTACAGCGCGTGCGAGTGGATCGGTGCCTCGAAGGGGCAGATCGATGAACTCAAAGAAACGCAGGCCGCCGTGCTGCGTCTCAAGTACGGCCTCTCGACCCGCGAGTCTGAGCTTATGCGGCTCGGCAAGGATTGGCGCAGGGTCTTCGCGCAGTTGGAGCGCGAGAAGAAAGAGGCTGACCGCCTCGGCCTCGTGTTCACTGAGGACGACAACATGATGAACGCCGCAACCGGCGCTCCTCGCGAAAAGGAAGCGAAGGGCGAGAAGGATGACGGCTCGGAGGACAACACCGATGCTTAACACGCTCCTGGCCCTGTTTACCTCGGCCCCGTGCCTCGTCGCCCCTGAGATGCAGATTCAGTTCGAGGCGTGCGTCAAGGGTATGGCCGCGCACGAGAAAACCGCCGAACTCATGAACGCCCCCATGATGGCGGCGGGTGACAACTTCTGGCCCGATCAAAACGATTGGCGCTCGCAGCTTCGCCCGTACAACGTGAAGGACGGGGTTCTCTACATCCCCGTGCGCGGCGTGCTCATGCACGATTTCCCGTGGCAGTTCTATTCCTACGCGACCGGCTACGCCTACATCGAGAAGGCGATCCAACGCGGCCAAGAGGATAGCAACGTCAAGGGGATCGCGCTTGTGATCCACTCGCCGGGCGGCATGGTGTCCGGCTGCTTCGATCTCGTGGAGCGCATCGAGAAGATCGAGAACCGCAAGCCCATCCGCGCCTTCGCGCATGAGTACGCGGCGTCCGCAGCCTACGCGATTGCCGCCGTGGCCGATCATATCGCCATATCCCGCACGGGCATGGTGGGCTCCATCGGCGTCGTCACCTCGCACACGGACATCAGTGAGGCGATGGACAAGGCCGGTGTGAAGATCACGTTCGTCCATGCGGGCAAGTACAAGGTCGCGGGCAATCCTTACGAGAAGCTCGACGCCGACACCAAGGCGCGGATGCAGGCCCGCGTCGACTCGCACTATGAGATTTTCGTGTCCTCCGTGGCACGGAATAGGGGGATGGATGAGAAGGCCGTTCGGGAGACCGAAGCCCTCATCTTCACCGCCAAGGAAGCCGTAGCTAACGGACTGGCCGACTCCATCGGCCCGCTCGATGACGCGGTAGCGGCGTTCGCATCCGAACTATCTGCAAACGACACAGGAGATGAGCAGATGAAGACGTTTACTCAGGAACAGCTTGACGCCGCCGTCGCCTCGGCGCGGACGGAAGGTCATGCCGCCGGCAAGGCCGACGGCGTGAAGGAGGGGGCCACGGGCGAGCGTGCTCGCATCAACGCCATCCTCGAATCCGACGAGGCCAAGGATCGCCCCGCCGCCGCGATGGCTGCGGCCCTCTCGACCGACATGAGCGTTGAGGCCACCGCCTCGTTCCTCGCCAAGCTGCCGAAGGAAACGCCGGCTGCGACGGTGCAGGGGTCCAAGCAGGACGACAAGGCCACCACGCAGGGCGACAACGGCAACCGCCAGAAGTTCGACTCCGCCATGGAACAGTCTGACAACCCGAACCTCGGCGCGTCGGACGGTAGCCGACGCCAGGACGCGGACGAGGATTCCGCCGATAGCGTGCTCGCCCTCGCGGGTGGTGCGGCTCTACCCGGCCTTCGTCGCAAGAGCGCCTAACCGCGCTCTCCCCATCCCTCCCGCAACTAGCCAACATCAACGGAGTTTGAAACATGGCTACTTACGCTTCTCCCTACATGGACGTTGGCGTTGCCGCCTTCGAGGAACTCGACACCTACGTCCAGAGCTACCTCATCTCGGGGTCGCATCCGGTTCTCGCCGCCGCGATCTCGCAGAAGGTCAAGACCGGCGTCACCCTGAAGAAGTTTCAGGTGGTCGGCTACGATGAGAACAACCTCCTCGTGCCTGCCGTGAAGGGCACCGTCCAGGCGGCGGGCATCGTCACCGAGGCCATCGTCGGCACGGGCGAGCCCGGCAACGAGACGAAGATTCCGACGTGGTATTCCGGCTGCTTCGAGCCGTCCGCGCTTGCGTGGGACGAGTCGTATGCGACGGACGAGGACAAGGCGACCGCCTTCGTCGGCGCTCCGACCCCGACCACGATTGCCATCCGCAAGCGTCTCTAAACACCCCTCTCGCAGCAACAGCTATCGGCACCGCCAGAAGCTAAATTCAGGGAAAGACGAAAATGTCTCAGCCTTACAATGTGTGGAACACCCGCAAGTCGCTCGGCGTCATGCGGGACGTGGAGCCCGCCTTCACGTATTGGTCGCAGATCGGGTTCTCCCGTTCGATGACCTCGACGGACGAATGGATCGACTTCGAGAAGCTGCCGCGTGTCGGTCGTGCCCTCGCTCCGTTCGTGCGCCCGCTCGCGCCCGGTAAGGCGGTCTACACGGACAGCGCGACCGGCTTCCGCTTCAAGCCCGCCTATATCAAGCTCAAGGACGTGATCGACCCGCTCATGCCGCTCGTGAAGCGGGCCGGCATCGACCGCTCGATGATCGCGGAGTCTGAGCTTTCCGCCGAACAGCGCCGTGATCTCATCCGTGTCGCCATGACCGTCGCCCACGTCAACGCCATCGAGCGCCGTTGGGAATGGATGGCCTCGAAGGCGATCATCGACGCCAAGTACGTCGTGAAGGGTGAGGACTATCCCGAAGTGCTCGTGGACTTCCGCCGCGATCCGAACCATACCGTCGTGCTCACCTCGGGCAACCGTTGGGGCGACTCGGGCGTGTCCATCTTCGACTTCATTCAGCACTCGTGCGACACGATGTTCAACTCGCCGTTCGGCGGCTTCCCGACCCGCATGACCATCGGTTCCGACGTGTGGAAGGTCATGCGAAAAGACAAGGAAGTCATGGAACACATGGATACCAACATCCGCAACCCGCGTGCGACCGTCGAGCGCGGCCTCATCTCCGCCGACAAGGTGGTCAAGGTGGGCGAGCTTTCGGTCGGCGGACAGTCGGGCGCGGTCATTGAGGTGTTCCTCTACCGTGATACCTTCCTTGACGATGAGACCGGCGTCGAGAAGCCGTTCTTGGAGGCGAGTGATATGGTCCTGACGTGCTCGGATGAGCGCATCATGGGCTACCGCTGCTTCGGGGCGATCATCGATCCCTATGCGAAGTATCAGGCGCTCGAAATCTTCCCGCGCAACTGGATGGAACAGGGCGACCCGGCGAACGAGTACCTCCTCCACCAATCGGCCCCGCTCTACGTGCCGATCAATCCGAACGCCACCTTCAAGGCAACGGTGGTCGCGCCCAACTGAGGCGAATGATACCGACGGCGGAGCTTTGGCCCCGCCGTCACCATTTTCGTGACATCAACATGAAAGGTTGAAACGATGTCGAAACTTCTGGCCGCTCTCTCCTCCATCCTCTACGTCGCGCTCCATGTGGTTCACTACACGGACGATGCCGGCAAGCGCAGGGTCGCAAAGCCCGGTGACGCCTTCTATCCGCCCGAGTCCGAGGTGGCCTTCCTGAATCGGGCCGGTGCCGTCCGCAAGGCGACCGAGGCCGAGATCGCGCTCTATGAGAAACAGAACGGCGGTAAGGCCAAGGCCGCAGGCTCGCGCTCGAAGAAGGGCTCCGGTGCCGAGGGCGGAGGCGGCGAAAGCGGCGATGCCTCTGGCGGCGACGGCTCGAACGAGAGTCTCGTCTGACCATGGGCGGCAAGTTCCACGAGCAATTGAACCGTGGACGCCGGGTGTTGCATGACTACATGCAGCGCCCGGCGCTTTGCTTCGACCATCCACGTCAGGACGATGACGCCGGAAAGCGCATCTCGGTTCGTGTCCACGATCACTACTTGCGCTTGGGCGATCTGAAGGGGACCAACTTCAACTATGCGGAGGTGGAGGAGGACGTGCCGACGATCATCTTCATGCGCGACGAACTGGCGGCGAAGGGGATCACGTTGAAGCGCAACATGATCGTGAGCGTGGAGCCGGGCCTCGCGTACCGGATCGCCACTATCAAGCCGCCGAACGGCATCACCATTACATCGACCGTCGCTCGCCTCGATGAGACTGACGCGGCGGGTCTGCCGGTGCCCGCGAATGTCTAGCGTCTACGTCTTTGCCATCGAAGGGCTTGGGGACCTCGGCAATCTGGAGGACCTCAAGCCCGAAATCGTGAGAGCCGCGTACCGGGCGATCAACGCCGCATCGGATCGCGCCCGCGTGCTTTCGTCCAAGGAAATTCGCAAGCAGGTCAATTTCCCCGCCGCGTATTTGCAGGGGGAAAAGAGCCGCTTGAAGGTGACGCAGCGTGCCTCGGCCAACCGCCTAGAGGGCATCATCACCGGACGCCAGCGCCCAACCTCGCTTGCCCGCTTCGCCTCGGGGAATCTGAAGGGCGGAGAGCGCGGCAACATCCGCGTGCAAGTCAAGCCCGGTAAATCGGAAAACCTCGCTCGCGCCTTCATGATGAAGCTGAAGGCCGGCACAGGTGCCATCGACACCGCGCACAACCTCGGCCTCGCCATCCGCGTCCCCAAAGGGACCAAGCCTGACAAAGCCTACAAGCCAATGAAGGTCGCGGACGGCATCTATCTCCTCTACGGCCCGTCGGTCGATCAGGTGTTCAAGAAAGTGCGCGAGGACGTGACGCCGGAAGTCAGCGACTACCTCGCGAAAGAGTTCAACCGCCTATTGGAAGTGAAGCTATGACGAAACTGAGTGACCTCGATCCCGACCGGATTCCGTTCCGGCTGCGCGTCCTGCGCAATCTGACGGACGCCCTTGAGACGATCACCCCGGCCAACGGCTACACCTTCGATCTGACCGGGCGTGTGCATCGCGGAATCCTTGTGTTCGGAGAGGACACGAAACCGCCCATGGTGACGATCCTCGAAGCTCCGATCCCGGCAGACGTGTTGCAGAGCGGCGGGCCGAACCCGAACTCGACCGGGCCTTGGGAGGTTCTCGTGCAGGGTTTCGTCAAGGACGATCCCGATCACCCGTCCGACATGGCGCACATTCTCATGGCAGAGGTGAAGGCGGCCCTCGTCAAAGAGAAGCGCCGGGAGCGCGGGCGCGACATCCTCGGTATGAGGGGGCGCGTGACGGAGATGTATCTCGGCCAGGGCTCGGTTCGGCCCGAGGACGGCACCTCGACCACGTTCTTTTGGCTCACGCTGACGCTGCGCCTCGTAGAGAACCTTGAGGACCCGTATTTCTAGCACTGGAAATCGTGTCAACCCCGTGTTAGATGGTCACTATAGAGTTGACACTTCACTCTAAAGCCAACAGGAGAAAACCCATGGCGGAACCGCAGAACTACACCCTTGGTCGTGGCGAATTACACTTCGCCCGCTTCAAGCCGGGCACCAGGATTCCCGGTGGTGAGCGTTACATCGGCAACTCGCCCGAGTTCAATGCCACCATCGAGACCGAGTCGCTCGATCACTACAACTCGGATCGCGGCATCCGCGAGAAGGACGAGTCGATCACGCTCCAGGCCAACCGGACGGGCTCGTTCATCACCGACAACGTGAACCCGGCCAACATCGCTCTGTTCTTCCTCGGCTCCTCCTCGATCATCACCGCGACCGCACAGGAGGTGACGGACGAACAGATCGCGGACATCGAGCCGGGTCTGACCTACCAGCTTGGACTCACGGCCACCAATCCGGTCGGCGTGCGCGGTCTCGAACCCCACACCACAGGGGCAACCCCGGCGAACATCATCGTCAAGAACGCCTCGGGCGACACCTTCACCGAGGGGCTCGACGGGGACTACCTCATCGACATGGAGCTTGGTCGCCTGACGATCAATCCCGAGGGCGACATCCCGGCGGGCTCCGCGATCCTCGTGAGCTACAAGGTGGGTGCCGGCAGCTTCGAGCGCGTGATCTCGGGCAATCAGCCGGTCGAGGGTGCTCTGCGCTACATCTCCTACAACCCGGCAGGTAAGCAGTTCGATTGGTACATGCCGTGGGTGAAGCTCGCCCCGAACGGCGACTATGCCCTGAAGGGTGACGAGTGGCAGCAAATCCCCTTCACCGTCGAAATCCTGAAGCTCGCGGGCAAGGAAGCGATCTACATCGACGGTCGCCCCATGGCCGCCGCCTAAGCGATCAACAGCCATTAGCAGGAGAACCTAAGTGGCATTGAAAGACTACCGGATTCCCGAAAGGGTAATCGAACTCTCGGACGGCGTGACCTTCGCCGTCCGAGGGCTTTCGCTCCCGCAGGTCACGCATATCCTCACCAAGTACGGTGAGCAGGTGCGCAATCTGTTCGTCAAGTATCAGGCCAACGTCGAGGCGAGCAATCTCTCGCTCACGGACATGGAAGCCATCGGCAACACGGTCCTGCTAACCTCTCCCGATCTGGCGGCGGAGATCATCGCCGTCGCGGCGGGGGAAGAGGATGCCATCGACGTGATTAAGGCCCTCCCGTTCCCGGCTCAAATTGCGGCTCTCGAAGCCGTGGCGGACCTCACATTTGATTCGGCAGGTGGGCCAAAAAAGTTGTGGGAGACCGTCATTCGAGTGTTCACGGGGATCGGGAGCTTCATCGCGGACCTGCGTCAATCGAAGAGTGGCTCGCTTCAATCCGGCGTCAGGTAAGCCTTCTCCTGGCGCACGGGCATAAGGACGCCCAAAGCTATCCCGTCGGGATGGTGTATGCCGAGGCCGGGTGGGTGGCGCAGAACATCAACCAGCAAGAGGCAAGTCGGGCGGTCCTTCTGCAATTGGCGGTCTCGTCCATCCTCTCGAAGAAGGCCGGAAAAAACTTCGAGAAAACAATCAAGAACCTGACGGGCGGCTAGTCTGCCCGTCAACTTTATGGTAAGCCGTCACCTTAATGTTGAAATTCAAGGGACGCGCTCTCAATGGCTGACAAGGATGTCAAGCTCGTAATCCGAGCCCGTAACGAAGCCTCCAAGGCGATTGACTCGGTAGCCGAGGCGCTCAAAGACCTCACCAAAGCACAAAAGCAGACCGCCGACACGGCGGACAAAACCTCCGATCTCATCGGGGACTTAGGCTCCGCCTTCGACACTCTGAAGAAGGAAGCGCAGGGCCTCGAAGTGCTCAGTAAGGTGGCCGGCGCTATCGGTAAGATCGAGGCGGCGGTTTCGACCCTTGAGGACGACGTGAAGAAGTCCTCCGCCGCCCTCGAAGCGCACAAGCAGGAACTCGCAGAGGCGACCGCCGCGACGGCCAAATACGAAGCCGAGGCGAAGAAGGTCGCCGCCGCCCTCGACGCCGAGAAGGCCGCCACCAAGGCGTTGCGGACGGAGCGCACGACGGCCAATCGGGAACTGACAAAGGCGCAGGCCGCTTACGACAAGCTGAACGAGGCTCTGCAAAAGAAGCCTGCCGGTGCGGCGGGAAAATCGGCCCTCGCGTTCCTGGCGGGCGACGTGGACAATGCCAAGAGCAAACTCGCGGAAGTCGAGAAGGCGCTCGACTCGCAGGTCCGCAAGCAGAACAGCCTCAAGAAAACCCTCTCCAGCGTCAACGCCGAGGTGCGCTCCTCGCAGACCGCGCAAGCCAAGCTGGCCGACCAGATCGAGCGGGCCGGTGCGGCGGCGAAGAAGAGTGAGGCCAACCTCGCAGACGGGAGGAAGCACCTCACCGAGATCAAGGCCGCCGCCACGCAAGCGGCAACTGCCCTCGGAGGCGTCACGGTCTCGCAAGAGGCTCTTGAGGCGGCGTCCAAGCAGACGGCGGAAGCGATCAGCCGGGCGCAGGCCGAACTTGCGGCGATGCAGCGGTTCTCGGACGGGCAGGGGGGATTCACCGACCCCAAGACCGCCGCAGCCCTGCGTCAGCAGACCGCCGCCGTGACCGAGGCTCGCCAGAATTGGGAATTGCTGGAGGCCCGTGTCACGCTCTTGGCCGAGGCCATGCGCAAGGCTGCGGCTCCGACCGAACAGATGTCGCGGGAGCTTCAGCAAGCCAGGACCGCCGCAGCCGCCGCCCGCAAAGAGTTCGAGGCGCAGACCGCAGCCCTCAATAAGATGCCCGGCGCGGCACAGAACGCCGGTCGCGGAATGCGCGGCATCTTCTCGCCCATCTACGGCGAGTCCCGCCAAGCCATGTCCATGCTTCAGCGTGTGCGCGGTGAAGTCCTGGCCCTCACCACGGCCTATCTCGGCCTCTATGGCACGATTGAGAGCTTCCGTGGCGTCCTCAAGACCTATCAGGCCATGGAGGCGGCGCAGAGCCGCTTGGGCGTCGTGTTCCAGCAGAACGGGACGCTCATCCGTGCTGAAATCGATTGGATCGAGCGTCAGGCCTCCCGCCTCGGCATCACCTTCACCACGCTCTCGGATTCCTACGGCAAGTTCGCGGTCGCGGCGTCGAAGTCGAACTTCTCGGCTCAGGCGACCCGTGACGTGTTCCTCGCGGTGGCCGAGGCCGGGCGCGTCAACAAGCTCTCCATGGACGACATGCGCGGCGTCTTTGTGGCGCTTGAGCAAATGATCTCGAAGGGTAAGGTCAGCGCCGAAGAGTTGCGTCAGCAAATGGGTGAGCGTCTGCCGGGCGCATTCGCCCTCATGGCGCGAGCCCTCGGCAAGACGACCGCCGAACTCGATAAGATGCTGGAGCTTGGCGAGGTGTTCTCGAACGAGGCGACCATGCTCGCCTTCGCCCGCCAACTGAACAAAGAGTTCGGCTCGCAGCTTGCTAGGTCCCTCAGTTCGACCACGACCCTCATGGGCCGGTTCGGCTATGAGCTTGAGCAAGCGCAAATGCGCGTGGCGAACGGCGGTTTCATCGACGGGTTCAATGAACTCCTCGAAGAGATGAACAAGTGGTTCCAATCCAGGGAAGGACGAGACTTCTTCCTTGAGCTTGGGGCCGTGGCCGGCAATTTCGCGAAGGCCCTGGCGCTCATCCCGCCGAACATCGACGCAATCACCTTCGGCGTCAAAGCCTTCATCGCGGTCAAGCTCGCGCAGGTCCTCCAGGGCGTCATTGCGAACCTCGCCAAGACGCGGGTCGAAGCCTCCGCAACCGTCGCCCAATTCAACCAAGCGACCGGAGCCACGAACGCCCTCGGGGCGGCTCAGACGACTCTCGGCGCTCGCATCTCGGCGGCAAGTAGCTCCCTCGCAGCCCTGCGCTTCGCCCTCGTCAACACCGCCTCCACCATGACTCTCGCGCAAGCCCGCACCCTCGGCTTGAACGCGGGCCTCCTGGCCTTCCGTACCGCCGCGAATGCTGCCGCAACGGCAGCGCGGATGCTCTACATGGCTGTTGGCGGGTGGGCCGGCATTCTCCTCACGGCGGGCTCATTCCTGGCGACAAGCCTCCTCACGGATTGGGTTTCCGGCGTCGATGAAGCGACGACCGCCATGGATGAGCACAAGCGCATCATGGGCGAGGTGATCGGAGCCTACGAGCGCGTCGGCAAGCTCACGAAGGATTGGGCGAAGGAAATCAAGAACGTCACCGAGGTTGACGCCGCCCGCAACTTCGCCAAGCGATTTGAAACCTACGAAAAGTCCATGAAGGACTTGAAGAAGGCTATCATCGACGTGGCCGAGCCGATGGGTGAGCGGTGGACCTTCGGCCTTCTCCGCAGCGATGCGAAGAAGAAGATCGATGACCTGCTTGCTTCGTTCGACGGGGGCAAGCTCGAAGACTTCCGTAAGAAGCTCCTCGACCTCCACGGCGAGATCGAGGATTTCGAGGCGCAGAAGCTCATCCAGGCGCTTGACGAGGTGATCGTCAAGGCCATGCAGGAAGAACGCGCCTTGGGAGAGGCGGCCCTCGCGGCACAGGCCAAGGGCGTCAAGAACGAGTTGCTCGCCAAGGTCCTGAAGCTGACCGGCGCGACCATGGAGTCCGTCTCGCAGGCGGCAGAGGGGAACAAGGAAGCTCTCGACGCCGCCGCGAAGGCGGTAGACGCCTACAAGAACGCCCTCGACAAAGTGAAGGGGATGATCCCCGAGCTTGCGAACGAGATGAAGAAGCTGGAGGAGCTTCGCAAACTCGATGCGGAACTCGACGCCATCGGGCCGGGTCCTCTGTCGCCCGAGATGCAGCAATACGCCAACCGGGCTCGCCAAGCCATCGAGGCAGCGTACATCGACACGACGCCCCTGCAAAACAGCCTCGACACCAACTCGGCGGAACTGAAGAAGTTCTACGAGGAGATCAAGGGCCGGGCGAACCTCATGTCGAGCGATCCGAGCCGGTGGGGCAACCCGCGTGATCGCTCGTGGCAGACGAATTTCCTCACGAGCATTGAGACGCAATCGGGCCAGAAGGCGCTTGTTCACAAGTCGGCCGCCGCCGCATTCCAAGGCTTCATCAATGAGCTTGAGCAAGCCATCGGCTACGAGATCAAGAGCCTCGGCGGCTGGAAAATTCGCCCCAACACGAGCGATCCGAGCCGCCTCTCGGAGCACGCCTGGGGTAACGCCATCGACATCAACCCCGAGCAAAACCCGTACCTGAAGAAGCTCGTTACGGACATGCCCGATCTCGTCGGCATGATCGCGGCAAAGTACGGCCTCTCGTGGGGTGGCGATTGGAAGTCCGTCAAGGACCCGATGCACTTTGAATGGACCGGCCAGCAAGCGCCGGGGGCTGTTCGCGCCACCAAGGACGAACTCGACATCCAGAAGCAGAAGACTCAGGAGCTTATCAAGCAGAATGAGGAACTTCTGAAGGGCCACGAGCACACGCAGAAGGCCCTTGAGGACCTCGGGTTCGAGATCACGCAACAAGACCTCAAGATCGCCGGCAAGGACAAAGAGGCGTTTATCGAGGAGAAGATTCGCGGGCTCAAAGAGGGCAACAAGAACATCACAGACGAGCAGATCGCGAAGGCGAAGGAACTTCTCGGCACGCTCTACGATCAAGAACACCGCCTCGACGGCGTGAAGAAGGCCGAGGAAGAAGTCAACCGGCTCATGCAACTCCGCAAAGAGTTGATGGAGCAGATCGAGTTCTTCGAGAACCAGGGCGAGCACGCCAAGGCCGAGCAACTCAAGACGCAGCTTGAGCAGGTCAACGAACAGCTTATGCGGGCGGCGGACAACGCCATCGCCATGTGGCGGGCTATCGGCGGACCCGATGCGGAACTTGCGATTGCCAAGCTCCAGACCACGAAGCTGCAAGTTCAGGACCTCGGCAACAAGTCGCAGATCACCGGCAAGCAGATTAACGACATGCTGGCCGACGGGCTCACCAACGCCTTCGACTCGTTCGCTCAGGCTATCGCCAGGGGCGAGAACGCGGTTGACGCGCTCTGGCGTGCCTTCCTGCAATTCGCCTCGGACTTCCTGATTCAGATCGGCAAGATGATCTTGAAACAGGCCCTCCTCAACGCTCTGCAAGCCGGTGGCGGGGCAGGGGGCGGCGTCGGAGGATTCCTCGCGGCGGCCATCGGCGCAGCCTTCCACTCGGGCGGCGTCGTCGGCTCAGGGGGAACACCGCGCCTCGTGTCGCCGGGATGGTACGCCAACGCCGTGAAGTACCACCAGGGCGGCATCGTCGGTCTCAAGCCTGGGGAGATGCCCGCCGTTCTCAAAGAGGGTGAGGTGGTTGATCCTGGCGACGGCTCCGTCTTCAACAAGGTCTTTGGCGGGGCTCAGGCGCAGCCGCCCGTCGTCAAGATCGTGAACGCCATCGACTCGGCGGATGTCGTCTCGCAGGGCATCAACAGCGCGGTCGGAGAACAAGCGGTCCTCAACTTCATCCGCGCCAACCGGGGCGCGGTCAAGGAAATCCTCGGGTAAAGTCATGGCGATCATATCCACCCTTCGCCCGTGGGATGTGCCGAATCTGCGCATCCTGCCGGCCCGCCCCAACTGGCGCGATTCCTACCGCGTCACGCTGGAGTTCAAGACAGACATCATCACCTCGGGAGACGGACGCACGCAGCGGCGGGCGACCCGCGCCAACCCGCGCAAAACAGTCGAGTTCTCGTGCGACTATTCCAGAACCGCGAAGCGCATGATCGACATGCACCTCTCGACCGCCCAAACCGTCCCCTGCCTCATGCCGGATTGGGTGCGATATGTGACATTATCATCACCGATCGACCCCCCTGACGAGGAGACGCCGGGCTACGTGCAGACCCTCCGCTTCCCTGCGAGCGGCACCGGCAGGGCTCCCGATTGGATGCAGCCGGGCAAGACGGTCATCCTCGTCAACGGTTGGCACATGGAGACGCGGGAGATCGCGGGGGCCTCTGACGGTTCCGCAACCGTCAAGGAATACAGCTTCTCGGAGTTCCCCGTCGGGACGAGAATCTATCCGGCGCTCAAGGGTTATCCTCAGTTGGAGCCCACGGGCCGCCGCCACACCAACACCGTCACGACCATGGGCTTCACGTTCAAGGTCGATCCCGGATTCGAGCAATACCCCGACACCTCGGCTCCCGTGCGCGTCGGGGTGCTGGAATTTTGGGGCAAGCGTCCGAATTGGGCGAACCCGGTCGAGGTGACGTTCAACACGACCCGCGAGGAGATCGATTACGGCATTGGTGTCGTCGGCAGCTTCGTCCCGTATGACTTCCCCTCGCGGATGACGCGCCTGTCCTATGTCGGGCGCAACGCGGACGAGGTGCAGGCCCTCATCGAGTTCTTCGTTCGGATGCGCGGTCAACAAGGCGAGTTCATCACCCTCACATGGGAGGACGACGTGCCGTTCAACGCCATCGCGGGCGGCGGCAATGCCATCCTCATGACGGGAACCGCCTTCGGGCACGCCTACAAGGACAATCCGGTCTTTCGCCGCGTCACCATCCGCAAGGCCGACGGGACCTACATCCATCGCCTTGTCGATAGCATCGAGCCTCTGCCCGACACGGACTCATCCGTCGTGTGGCTGAAAGAGCCGCTCCCGTTCGAGGCGTTCACGCCGCAGACCGTCAACGGCATCTCGTGGGCGATCACGTCGCGCCTCGCCTCGGACGTGCTCACCATCGATTACCTCACTGACAGCGTGGCGCAATTCACTCTCACCTACCAATCCCTTGAGGACTTCGAGCTATGAGCTTTGATTCAATCGAGAGATCGACGGCGACGGGCCGCCCGGTCGAACTGTATGAGTTCCGGTACGGTAGCGCCAAGGACGCGGTTTACCGTTACACCAATGCCGATAAGGACATCACGGATGGCGGCGTCGTCTACAAGGCGATTCCGATCCGGCGCGAGACCTACAAGTCATCGGGCAAAACCGACAAGACCACGATGTCGATCAAGGTCCCCGAGAACGCCGACATCTCGCAACTGTTCACCGCCTACCCGCCCACGCAGCCGGTCACGGTCATCATGCGGGCGGGACATTTGAGCGACGGCCAAAAGCAGTATCTCGCGGTGTGGAGCGGTCGCGTTCTCTCGACGGCCAAGAACGGCAACGAAACCGAACTGACCTGCGAGAACACGCTCGTCTCCCTCAAGCGGCCAGGGCTTCGCGCCAACTGGCAATACGGGTGTCGGCATGTCCTTTACGGCGACGGCTGCAAGGCCGACCAGATCAAGGCGACCCGCAACACGACGGTTGCCGAAATCACGACGGACGGCACCATCGTTCTGCCGCACAATTGGAATGCCGGGACGGATTTTTCCTACTTCAACGGCGGTATGCTGCGCTGGAGCGCGCCGAACGGCACCGAGTACCGCACCATCCGCAAATGCACGGAAACCGGCCTCGCGTTCAACGGCCCTCTGCGCGGTCTCGAAGTCGGCATGGACATCGCGGTTATCCTCGGCTGCAACCACAAGACCGATCAGTGCCTCGCGGTTCACGACAACATTCTGAACTACGGCGGTCAGCCGTGGATTCCGCTCAAGAACCCCGCAAAACATCATCCCTTCTGGTGAGGACACGTCATGTTCTGGAACATCATCATCGGCCTCACCCTCATGATCCTCGGCTACCTCTTGCAGCCGAAGCCGAAGCCGCAAAAGCCGTCCGAGGTGACGGAAATGGAGGGGCCGACCGCCGAGGCGGGTAAGCCGATCCCGGTCATCTTCGGAGACATTTGGGTGAAGTCGCCGAACTTCCTGTGGTGGGGCGACAAGACCTATGTGACGCGCAGCGCCAGGGCGAAGAAGAAAGACAAATGAGCGACGACATCGTGACCATCGCAGACGTGCGCAAGGCCGGTTACTGCGTGAGGGGGAGTCGTGAAGCCGCGAGGCTGCGTGGCATCGACTTCAAGGATTTTCTGAAGAACGGCATCCCGGTCAAAAAGATCGAGCACATGAACGATGCCATGGTTCAACACATTCTGCGCGTGAAGAGGGGCGAGAAGCGATGAGTAAGAAGAAGCCGAAAAAGTATTGGGTAGACTACCTCCTATCGTTCCATCTCGGCTTCTGCCATGGGCCGGTGGACGAGCTTGTCGCCGTTAAGATGAAGGAGCGCGACATCCTCGACAACCCGATGAGCGGGAACGGTGCCGTCGTGATCGACAAGCCCGATCTGTTCGGCGGTAATGAGCGCGAGGGCGGAGCCATGGGACTCCTGACCTTCATGAACGGCAACGAGGATCAGGTTGCTCCGCAGGCCCTCGCAAGCCGCGTCGGTAAGACGCCCTCGACCATGCCGGGCTTCCGCCAGATCGCGAGCCTCCTCTTCACGGGCACCGGCAACGAAGGCTTTACGGTCGCCTCGAACTACCCGAACGTGCCTGACGTGTGGGCTCGCTTCCGTCGCCGCTCGCGGGGCCTCAACGCGCCCGGCGCGATCATCGAGAACGACAAGGGCTATCGCGACAGCAATCCCGCTCACATGATTTGGGAGTGCATCGTCAACACCGAATGGGGCATGGGCGCTCTCCCGCAGCAACTCGACTACCCCTCGTTCGTCGCCGCAGCCGAGACCCTCGCAGACGAGAAGTTCGGACTGTCGATGATCTGGACTCGTCAGATGACGATTGAGGCGTTCATTCAGGAAATCCTCAACCACATTAACGCGCTCCTCTTCTTCAATCCGCTCACGGGCCTCCTGCAAATCAAGCTCCTGCGCAACGATTACGACATCAACACGCTGCCGCAGGTTGGCCCCAATCATGCGTCTCTCGTGACCTTCCGGCGCAAGCTATGGGGCGAGACCATTAACGAGATCGTGGTCTCGTGGACGAACCCCGAGACGGAGGAGCAGGAAACGCTCACCTATCAGGACCTCGGCAATATTGCGATGCAGGGTTCCGTCGTGTCGGAGAACCGGAACTACTACGGTATCAGGTCGGCAACGCTCGCCTCGCAGGTCGGCGCTCGCGACATCGTGGCCGAGGCGAGCCCGCGTGCCACCGCCACCATCACGGCGAAGCGCAACCTGTGGAACTACCTACCCGGCGACGTGGTGCTGTTCACATGGCCGCGCTACGACATCGGACAGATCGTCATGCGCGTCATGGAGGTGGATTACGGCACGCCGACGGACTCGAAGATCAAGATCAATCTTATCGAGGACGTATGGGGGCTCAACCACGCCGAGTATCTCGATCCGCCCGAGACGGAATGGGAGGACCCGGCGCGTGATCCGAACCAACCGAACCTGAACCTTGGGGCGAAGTTCCTGGCCGTGCCATATTCGTGGATTCAGATGAACGTCGGTGAGGAACATCTCTCGGACGATATGTATCCCGACATCATCATTGCGGCCCTCGTCTCGCCCACGAAGGACCAAAAGGACATCATGTCGTTCGTCCTCCACGGCGAGGAAGTGATGTTGAACGGCGAGACGGTTTGGTCCTCTGCCGGCGAGAAGAACACCGTCGGCAAGGCGACACTCAAGGACCCGCTGCGCCAGGAAGCGACGAGCGTGATCTACATCGAGGATGTCACGGGCGGTCCCGGTCCCGAGGTGGGCGAGTTCGCGATCATCGGTTCGGGCGAGGAGCACGAGTCCGAGATCGTCCTCATTGACGCCAACTTGGGTGACGGCAATTGGCGCGTGTGGCGCGGCGTGCTCGATACGGTGCCGCACGATTGGTCCTCGGGTGACACGATTTGGTTCATCGGCTCGACATTCAACGCCTATGACGGCAACGTCCGTCCGGCGAACACGCAGGTCAGCTACAAAATCCAGCCGCGCACCTCGAAGGGCTTGCGCGATCTGTCGCTCTGTCCCGAACTGACGACAGTCCGACCGGATCGCCCGTACCGTCCCTATCGTCCGGCGAACGTGAAGGTCAACCTCGTGCCGTTCTACCTGTCGGACGAGAGCGCGGACTACGGGCTTCGCCATTGGACGATGGATGTCTCGTGGTCGAACCGTCATCGCAAGATGGAGGACTCGATCATTCGCCGTTGGGACGAGGGTGATGTTGCGCCCGAGGACGGGCAGACGACCGAAGTCATCCTCATGGATGCGAGTGAAAAGGAAGTCTATCGGTGGACCGGACTGGAAGGCACGCGGACGACGCTGCAAATCCCGGTCGAGTTGAGCGGTCGCATCGAGAACTTCAAGATCAAGGTCGTGTCGCGGCGAGACGGTTTCGAGTCGCTCCAGGGTTTGACAATCGACCTGCGCCTCTATCGCAAGGGCTACGGTTCGGATTACGGTTATTTCTACGGCGGCTGGCCTGAAGAGACGGAGTTTGGCAATGCGTAATATCGGCGGTTTCGGAAGTTTCCAAATCTTCCCGATTCGATCCCATACGTGGAAGGACGGGATGGACCTCAACATGCTCAAGGCTTCGACCTTGCTGCATCCTTCGGTCAAGAGCCGCTCGACGCCCCTCCCGGCGTCGGGTGCCGATCTGGATTGCTACGTCGATCCGGCGTCGGGGAATCTCTGCGTCTGGTTCGACGGGGATTGGAACGCGATTGCGCCTCGGCGCGGCGTATGGGTGCATGTGGAGGACACCAACTCCTATGACACCTACGATCCGACCAACGGCGGGTGGGTGACGGTCATCGAACTCGGCAAGACCTATCCGGCGCTCCCGCGCACGATGGGCGTCTATGTGCCGGGCAAGATCAGGCCGAGTGCGACGGTGTTCGATTACGTGGCCGGGATGGAGTTCGTGCTGCCGGCAGGCGCTCCCGGCTCGACGGCCACCCTCGAAATCCCGCCGACGGCGCAGATCGCGTTCACCATGCCGGGCGGACGCATCGTATTCGCAGCCGGGGCGACGACGGGAGCCTTCGAGGTGCCCGAGGATGTCTATGTGCAACCTACGCAGCAAGAGGGCATGTTCACGAGGGCGCAGCGGTTCCGCATCACGTCGCCCGCTAACCTGCATGACGCCGAGGGGCTCGCGATCACGTTTTCGGGCATGATGAGGGGGATGAGCTAATGGCGGACGAGGACAATCCTGAGCGCATGATCGAGCGGGGATACCCCGACATCGAGAGGCCGGATCACAGTCGCGAGCTTCGCAACAAGTTCCGCGCCTATTGGGCGAAGGGCGAGCAGCTTTGGGACGTGGACCTGAACAACAATTTCCGGTTCATGAATTGGTGGAACGCCCTCGCGGTGGACTTCCGGCGCAAGCCCTATGGCCCGTATCCCGACCGCCAGGGCGGTTATACCGCGATCATCGACTCGGGGGAGTGGAAGGATTGCATCGGCTTCCTCGGATCGGCAGAGCCCGAGTTCCTGCGTCCCTTCAAAGGCGCAATGGTCTACATCGTGGCCGACCGGATGTTCGTCGGCTATGACGGCTCGCAATGGCATCCCGTGGTCGAGAGTCCGTTCTTCTGGCGGCCCTCGGTTGAGGTGGCCCTGTTCGCCACGCAGCCGCACCCGAACGCGGTCTTCGTCAGCCACACCCTCGACAAGCCCGTGATGTTCAAGGCCGACGGGCGAGGATGTCGGACGCGCAGCATCAGTTCTTGGGTTCAGGTGGAGGTGCTCAAGAACGGCGATCCGGTCGGCACCCTGTCCACGAGCGCCGACGGCTTGAGCCGTGTGCGGTTCAACGGGGACACGACGTTTGCAGCCGGCGACGTTTTGGCCCTAAAGTCACCATTGAAGTTACTCGGCACTAGAAACGTGTCGGTGAGTCTGTTGGGGAAACTGCTATGAGCTACTTTTCGGTGAAGCCTCTCGCCTCCTGGCCGTATGTGGAGGTGTCGGAGGTTGACGAGCGCACGGGCGCGGCAACGCCCATCGAGATCGAGCCGCCGTTGATCGTGGCTCCGACCGCGTTCCGCGTCTCGCCCGAGGCCGACCAAGCCGCCTTCGTCTACAGCATGCGCCAGGGGCAGACACCCGGTCTCGGCAACCCCAATGAGCCGCCTCCGCCCGAGGGGATCAAGGTGTTCTCCCACGATGACGCCTATCTCCTCTTCGGCGGCAACGCGGGCGACGGTCCCGCGCTCTATCGGCGCAGCGGCCCGACCTATATCCACCTCGAAGCTGACCCCCTACCGTTCTCGGGCGGCTACATCACGCTCGCGGCGTTCGCGCCTGGCACCCATAAGCTCGCCCTCGTGCGGTCGAGCGAGCCGGCCAAAGTGTATGTCTTAGATCGGGGGGAGAACAAATACCTCGCGGGAGCCTCGCTGACGGCCTCGGGCAACGTTTGGGATGTCTGGTACTCGGAGGGTGGGAAATTCCTGTGTGTGACGCTGGAATCCGCGTCCACGCTCTATCTCGCGGACAACCTCGCGCCCGTGAGTGGACTTCCTGCCGGGAAGGTGCTCGCAATCTCCCCCGACGAGCAGTACGCGGTTGTCGATGATCGTACCTTTGCGGGAACCCTCAAGGTGTATCGGTTCGACGGGAGCGCCTTCAGCCTCTATTCAGACGCACCGGGAACCGAAGGCTCGAACCGAAGGGCGAAGTTCTCACCGGATGGCGTGACTCTCCTCGCCTCGTGCGCCACGACGGAGAGCATCAAATCGCCCGTAATCCTGGCGCAGCACGAGGGCGCATTCAAGCTCGTCGCGTCAAAGTCCCGTGTGGGATCGGGGGGCTCGTTTGACGACATCGTGTTCAGCGCAGACTCGCAGCGCATGTTCCACTCTCTCAAAGAGACCGCCGCCTCGGAATCCGTCATTGAGGCATACATGCGGGGGGCTGTCGAGGTGGGCTCCCTTCAGGCGCTCGACTTTCCGGCAACGAAGCCGACCAGCGTCAACGGGCAATCCGTCGCCTTTTCGCCGGGGGGCGACTATCTCGCGGCGACGGGTGGGCTACTCTACATCTACAAGCGGGAGGGCTCCACCTTCACGCGACTTACACCCTCCAACAGCGCCACCGGGGCGATTTCCGCAGCCTTCTCGCCCGATGATGTCTATCTCGCCGTAGGCTATGCGGGTGCGAGCAGCGGCACGGGCGCGGTCTCACTGTTCAAGCGGGACGGAGATACCTTTACGCACGTCCACCGCTCTACCATTTCTCTCGACGGGGCGGCCAAACTGGCATGGTCGCCGGACGGAGTTCACCTCGCACTCACGAACGGGCAGAACACCGGCTACCGCATGTTCAAGCGCAGCGGGGATAGTTTCGTCAGCCTCACCATCCCGACCGAAGCCACCGTCGGCACGATCACCGTTTTGACGTTCTCTCCTGACGGTCAGAACTTCGCTATCGGGTGGAACGGAGGGGCGGCGTACCCCACGGGGGGCGGCCTTGTGATTTACAGCCGCAGCGGTGACACGTTCGCCCGGCAGACCGTACTCACCTCACTCTTGTCAGCCGTCGGCCCGACCTGCGCAGCCTATTCGCCGGACGCCTCACAATTCCTCGTGGGTGACGGCTCGGACATCGTTCAGTTCACACGCAGCGGGAATGACTACACAAAGCTCGACTCCGTTGCGGCGGAGGGAGTCCTAACAGCAATCGCCTTCGCGTCCAATGGATCGAGTGTGGCGGTCGCGCACAATGGGGGAACCTTCCTGTCGGTCTATGGGGTTTCGGGGGCGTCTCTGACGCTCAGGAACGACGCGGCCACGGCCCCATCAGGCGTTCCAAAGAGTGTCGCCATCACGCCCGACGGCGACTACATCGCAACGCTCCACAACGCATCGCCTTACTTGACGGTGTTCCATGAGGAGGAGCCCTACACACTCACAACCTACCTCTTGGAAGCCTCAATCCCGACGGGTGCAGCCCTGCGCAAGATTTGGTGCCTGTCCCCCGAGGGTGATCTCCTCCACTTCGGATCGGGCGGAACCAACTGGCATATCAGGACCTCAAGCCCATTCGGGGACGTGCTCTACGTGCCGTTCGAGGGCGATTACGAGGCTCGCTTCGTCTCGGACGTGCTCTACAGCCCGACCGGGCGCACGGTGATTTGGACGAGCCCTGCCGGACTCCAGGCGGCCACCTCGGACTATGACAATCAATACACGAAGTTCTCCCGCCTGAACGGCGTGTTCGTGAGCGTCTACACCCGCAAGGATGACAGCTTGGTTGAGAAGGGCTTCGTCACCCATGCCGAGGGGAGCCGGATCAGCAACATCGTGTTCTCGAAGACACCCCTGAGCCTGAGCTACTTCGTGGCGCACGACCAGGGCTCGGCGGCGGTGCGCGGTCGCCATATCTTCGACACCCACGGCAACGTGCTCGCGCTCAAGGGCGTCGAGTTCGAGGATGGGATGACGGCTTCGTTCCTGGCCTACTCGCCGTTCGAGGAGCATTTCGCCGTCACCTACCAATACACGGGCAAACCAAGCGAGATCGTCCTTTATCGCTTCGACGCGCAACTGAACTACGTTGAGCTTGATCGTGAGCCCGTGCCGTTCGGCCCGGTCGCCTATTCCTCGTGTGAGGACATTGTGGTTGCACACGGCGGCACGGCGAAACCCTTCACGATTTACAAGCGTATCGAAACCGAGCTTGTGGAACAGCCTTACCCTGAGATGGATTGGCAGCACGAGGGGCTCATCCTCGACATCGCGTTCATGAACAACTGCGAGCAACTTGTCGTGGTGACGCCGGACAAGATTGTCGTGGTCGAGAAGGACGAGGACGGGGTTGAGGAGAGCGACTCGGATCAGACGGACGGCGGCGAGGGTGATCCTCAACTTGACGTGCGCCCCGATGGAACGGTGGGCGTGACCTATCCGACACCGGGCGGGGGCGGCACCGGGGGCGGGGGTGAATGGCAGGTCGATCCTGGCGGCAACCTCGTCGCGGTCAAATACATCCCCTACGCGACGGTTCATGTGACCTATCGACTCTAGCTTTCTTGTGAAAGTCAACAAAAACGTGTAAGTCCAACTTTGAGGTTCTAAGCAAAGGAGTCAGAACCATGGGTGTGAGATTATCCGCCGTTGCCGCCATTGCAGCGTGCAACGCCATCAATCGCCTCCTCGATATGTCGGACACGCCGGGCTCGCTCGTGGTCTATGACGGGGCTCGCCCGGCCAATGTCGATACGGCGATCTCGACGCAGAAGGCGCTTGTCACCTTCGTCTTGCCGAATCCGGCCTTCAACAATGCCGTGGATACCACGAACGGCGGCCACGCGACGGCAGGGGCGGTCACGCCCGTCAAGGCGGCTCAGACCGGCACCGCGACGTTCTTTCGCATCTTCGACGGTGATGGCGTGGCGGTGTTCGACGGTACGGTCACGGACACGACCGGCAACGGCGATCTCAAGCTCTCCTCGACCGCCGTCATCAAGGACATTGACGTAACCGTCGTCTCTCTGACGACCACGATGCCGAAGGGAGCCTAACACCATGGCACAGGGCAATCCCCTCCTCGCCGCCTGGGGTAGCGATACTCTCCGTCTCTTCGAGTTGAGCGAGGCGGGGTTTGTCCAGCGTGCCTCAACGGCATTCGCGCATAACGTAAATGCAGGTCCCGATTATCCCCCGCAGTTCTTTTTCCCTCGCGATAGTGGATTCGTCGGCGGGGTTCGGGCGAGCACCAACACTGTCCGAACGGCGACCACGTTTACGCAGACGCTCTCGCAAATATCAGCACAAAGCGTCTCGGGTGGGGGCGCGGTAGGGGCTCAGAACGGGTTCTTGACATTCAATCCGGTTGACAACCTCTACATCAGCATCGCGCAAGTTCACCCGTCGAGTACAAACGCGGTGGGCCTCGTGAACGCCGACGGGACCATCAGTGCGGTCGGCTCAACCACTCTCGCTTATGCCAACCTTCCGCTGCTTGGGGCAAAGCTGCGCATGGCGTCGATGGCACCGGACGGGACCATTGTTGCCCGTGGTGCGGCGGTGGATGCCTCGACGTACAACGATATATTCGTTCGCCCTGTTGACGATACTACCAAGTACGGGTTCCTCGCAGCCACACGCAAGCCGTACCACAACCTCTATGCCTGGGACGTACACGGGTGGTCGGCAGACAGCCGGTTCTTCCTGGCCGGGACTAAGAGCCCGAACGGCTTTGTCGAGATCAACAAGAGGTACGCTTATGACACGCTGACGAAGGTCGGAGAAATCCGCCTCGCGGGGTTCTATCCGACCGCAATCGCGTTCTCTCCCAACACGCGATATGTCGCGATCACATGGACAGATGGTACGGCGGTCAAGACCGTCATCTATCGCCGCTACGGCAACACGTTCTCGCATGCGATGGAAGTTCCGGTCTTCGGGGCGATCAACGGTTACGTGATCGGCTGGACGGCGGACGGCCAGTATCTCATCGACGCCGCCAACCGGAAGGCCATGAAATACGAGGGGGGCGTATTCTCACCCGCCGACGAGATCATGGCGAACGTCCCGGCGGGCATCGTGTCGATGGCCGTGAGTACGCATGTCAAGCACGTCACCGGACGCGGGATGCTCTATGACGGCGCGGTCTCCGATCTCGTCCGTGGGCGCGTCAACCTTGCATCGCTGAAGCTCGCACTCCTCAAGGACGGGGCCGGGTTCATTCAATCGCAAACCTCCCTGGCCGCCGTCACGGCGAACGGCACACTTGAGGCGTGGGGCAACGGTTGGCCGCTCGGAGGCAAGCCGATCCCGAACGTTCGCATGGTCGAGACCTCACCCTCGACGTTCTCGTATCGCGGCGACTCGATCAAGCAGGTGATTGTCGATGGCAACCTCACGGCCCGCTACGGCGTGATCTATGACGACGCGAACGCCAATAAGAAGCCGCTTCTCTTCATCGATTTCCAGAGGGAGTTGTTTGCCGAGAAGGATACGGAGGTGACGCTCACGTTCGACTCGCTCGGCTTCATCACCTACAGCGCATAAGGGGCGGTCATGGCCGAGGATTTTACGTCTGACGAGGATATTGTCCAAACCCCTGCATACATCATCCTCCCTGACGTAATCACGGTTGGGGCGAGGGGGGCGACGGGTGCCGCCCCCATCACTTCCGATAACGTCCCCATGAGCTTTGACCTGGGCGGGGCGGTCATCGACGTGAACGGTCTCGGCACAACTGACTCCTGGCGTCTGCCGGACTTCAACTATGGCTATGGGGACCTCGGGTTCCCGGCCTTCGGCGCGTCCGCTCGCCTCAAATTCGAGTACACGGTCAGGTCCTCGTCGCGCTTCCCGGCCTTCGGCGCGTCCGGCCTCGCGACCTTCCCCCTCAAACTCTATGGCGGGGATGCCACCTTCCCGGCCTTCGAGGTGTCGGGCGTAGCCGAGCCGTCCGTCATCGACGTTCGCGGCGAGGTGCGATTCCCGGCCTTCGGAGTCGAGGGGCAGGTCGCCGTCCCGTTCGCCATGACGGGCGAGACGCGATTCCCGGCCTTCGGGGCGGCGGGGCGGGCTTCCTTCCCCATCGAGCTACGCGCTGCGGTGGGCTTCCCGCCATTCATCCTGAGCGTCGAAGTCGATTACACGCGCCCGCCCGATGTCGATGTCACGGGCTCCCCGACCTTCCCGACCTTCGAGGCGGCGGGCGACCTCTACATGCCGACATGGGGGAGGGGCGTGTCCGCGTTCCCGACCTTCCGTGCGATGGGCGAGGCGACATCGCCGCTGTGGCTCAGGGCGGACGCCACGTTCCCGGCCATGGCCTCGGACGGTTTGGTCTTCATCCCGATCCGAGGCAACGGGCACGCCACGTTCCCGACGTTCACGGCGGAGGCGCGAGGCGGTCGCCCGGTCTCCCTCGACGCCAACACGGTGTTTCCGAAGTTCGGCGTCACGGCGAGCGCCATGCAGGCTATCGAGATCGTCGGGGACGCCACGTTCCCCGGCTTCAGGACCCGCATCATCGTCAACGGACTACCGGCAGAGGGTGGCGGCGGTACGCGCTTCGGATCGTTTGGCGGGGTCGCCATCGGAGGAAGCGTGATGTTCGGACACGGCAACACAATGAGGATTGGATAAATGGCAAGCACGCTCGCCCATGATGTCACACAAGACGAGTGGACCCTCGTCGCAGAGGGATCGAAGAACGTCGCGATCCAGCTTGCGGAGCAAGGGCAAATCCGCATCCACGTCGGGGAGGTGGAACCGTCGGTCGGCTCTGCCGGCATCCTTATCGGCGTGGGTACGCCGGGGCTCCCGTCGGAGTTCTCGTGCGCGGGTCTTCCCGACGGCGTTCGGGTCTGGAGTCGCGCCAACGATGACGACGTTGTGAGCATTGTCGTGATGCAATACTGAAAAAATCCACGGCTGCGCTTTGCCCCGTGTCAACCCTATGGTAGAGATTCACCAGAAAGTTGACATGGGGCTTTTCTTATGCAGATCACACGAGCGGAGCTTGCCGCCGTCGAGGCGAAGGCCAAGCAACACGGATGGGAGTTAGCTGCGCTCCTGTCCGTTATCAAGACCGAGAGTGACGGGGTATTCCTGACTCCGGTCAATGGGCGACCGGAGCCCGTCATTCGGTGGGAGGGGCATTACTTCGACCGGCTCCTCTCCGGTGCCAAGCGGGAGAAGGCCCGCAAGCAGAAGCTCGCAAGTCCCAAGGCGGGCGCGATCAAGAACCCGAAATCCCAAGCCGACCGCTACGCGCTCCTCGAACGCGCCAAGCTCATTGACGAGGACGCGGCCCTGATGTCGTGCTCCTGGGGCGGCGGGCAGGTCATGGGCTCCCATTGGGAGGACCTCGGCTACCCAAGCGTTCAAGCGTTCGTCGCAAAGGCCCGCTCGGGCTTCGCCGGGCAGCTTGAAATCATGTGCCAGTTCATCGTCAAGAACGGCCTCGGGGACGAGATCGAGCGCCTCGACTTCGCAGGGTTCGCCCGTGGATACAACGGCCCGAACTTCCGCGCCCTCGGGTACGATAAGAAGCTCAAGGCGAACTACGAGTTCTTCGCCGGTAAGCCGGTCGCCACCTCCCCGGCCTCGGGTATGCTGCGCATGGGCGCGAAGGGTGCCGCCGTGCGCGAGCTTCAAACCCTCCTCGGACGTGCCGGCCTCGTGGTGAAGGTGGATGGGGACTTCGGCCCGGCGACCCGCGATGCCGTGAAGGTGTTCCAAGAGCTTTCGGGCCTCACCGTGGACGGCGTTGCCGGTCCCGCCACCATGAAGCTCCTCCTGGCCCGCAAGGCGAGCCCTGACGAGGTTCCCGGCAAGATCGCCCTCGCGGACCTGCCGGAAGCCAAGACGGCCCTCGGCGGCGTTCTGAGCGGCCTTACCTCGGCCACGGCGGCGGGTGAGATCAACACCCTTGCCGACAAGCTCAATTCGACCGGCTTGCAGTTCTTCGAGTACGCCGCGAGCGGCCTCTACCTCGTGGCGGGCGTCCTTGTGGTCGGGGGTCTCGCTTACGGCCTCTATGGTCGCCTCAAGTCGAACCGGACCTTCGAGGGGACGACCTGATGTTCGACGCCCTCAAAGAGTTCGTCACCTACACCGTGCCGTGGTGGACGTGGATCGTCCCCGCTGGCGCGGCAGGGGTGGCTATCTTCGTCAGCGTCAGCCGTGTGGTCGGCTGGCGCAACGCCCTCATCATCACCCTCGGTTACGTCATGGCCGTCATCACCGCCCTCGCACAATCCCGTGGCCGGCAGCAGGGGTGGAAGGATCGCATCAAACAGGAGAACAGAGATGCAGAGACGCTTGTTTCTCGGGCGAATGCTGCGCGTGAGCGCACTCGTCGCGACAATGGCACTCGTGAGCGGCTGTATCACGACGACGGGTTCAAGCGGGGCAGCTAAGGCCCTCTGCGAGACCTTCCGACCGACAACGTGGTCTGATGGGGACACCCCCGAGACCGTGGCACAGATCAAGGAACACAACGCCGTCTGGAAAGACCTCTGCGGCAGGAACCGGGGACCGACATGAGTGAGGATACACTAACCGCAATCAAGGTCGCCCTTGGCAAGATCGAGGTGACGACAGAGGCAACGAGCCGCCGCATGGAGGTTATCGAGACAAAGTTGAGTGGTGTCATGGTTGACAAGGACCTTGATCCCATGCGTGAGCAAATCAAGTCGATCTCGATCCGTTTGAAATCCCTTGAGAGCTTTCAAACATGGCTCCAGCGGGGAATCCTGGCCCTCGTGTTCGCGGCCCTCTTCGGGCTCCTCGTGACGACGAAGAAAGCCGGAATGTGATCCGCCGCCACGGCTGAAAAGAAGAAGCCCGCGATGACGATCATCGCGGGCTTTCTTTAAAGGATCAGTTTGTCGGGATCGCGCCCGCTTGGACGGCATCGAGCACATAAATGGACTGGCTCCATTTGATGTAGCTCTCAGGCAGTCCAGCGTTGATAGCGGGCCTACTGTCGAGAATGGTTTGAAGACGCTCAACCTCGGCCCGTAATTGCTCGTTCTCATTCTCCAACTTCGCAACACGCTTGGACGTGGACCGCTGACCTCGGCGGTAGGCTGCTTGAAATTCACTCATGGTGCTTCCTCGACTTTGCATCGCATCCAGCGGGTTTTGAGGGCGCGATAAGAGCGGGCGTCTAAGGCCACGGTCTCAATGATGTCGCCGTTGTCATCCAAGACATCGGCAAGGTGGTCTTCGATCTTCCCCCCCACCTCAACGCGGCCAGATATTGCAGCTCGTCGCAGAACCGTATCGACCGCCGTAGCACCTTCAGCAAACCGGACAGCCTCGCACGCGATCAAGCGCCCGCTCCGATCAATCCTGAATAGCTTTATTCCGACCGCATCTTGGGGGACTGATAGGTCCATATTCACATTCCTATTGAGGAAAATCGTTCGTGGGAGTACCTACAAACGAGCAGAAGGTCACGAGTCCATGAGCACGAAGCCAAGCCCGTCGAGAAAGGCGGTCGCGGTCGCCCCCAACACGCCGTTGTCGTCGGGCTTGATTGCCAGGACGATCTTACGCAGGATCATAGGCTCCTCGTGCTGGCGGATGAAGCTCCGCACCTCGCCTAAGAGTTCCCGCCCTCGGATCAAATCGGCCTCGTTATTCCCACTGTCCTTCACGTCCCAATAGTTGAGCGTGTCGTTCGCGCCGACGCTGACGCAAGAAAGGGACGAGTGCCGTTCAATCTTCGTGATCTGCCCCAACATCATTCTTCTACCTACCTTTTGGATTTCAACATCAGGTTGACACTTCGCCACAAGACTTTTCGCCCGCTTTACTTGCGCAGGTCAAATAGATGTTGTTTGCTGCCCTGTTAATGTGAGTTGTCGAGGTGTGGCGGGTTCGATGTCCAGAGGGTTTCAGCCGCGCCACCTCGATAGGTTTGGATTTAGCGGAGACATTTACTTAGGTAAAGCGGAATTTCACCATTCATCTCACTTTTATGTTGGAATCTGACTCCATTATGGTGACAGATTTTCACAGATTGCACCGTGGATTCTGTGGGTTAATACCTAGGCTGTCACGCGACAAGTGACCGCAGGATGGCCGCGTAACCGCCTTCCGCCTCCTCGTGGTCAAGGTCAAATCTACGTTTGATGTCAGCAATGTAGTCGGTTTCGCGCTCGACCAAGATTGCATTCCTCCCTTCATCCAGCGCGGCTTGTCCTGTCGTACCCGATCCTGAGAACGGATCGAGAACAAAACCATACTTGGGAGTCACCAGTCTGACAAGATGTCGCAGAAGTGCGACGGGCTTAACGGTTGCGTGATCGGAGCCGGCGCGGTCCTCTTTCGTGGCCTTGCCGTGGTGGAAGATATTGGCCTCCAAGGGAAAGCTCGCGAAATACTCCAGGGGCACCCGTGCTCCGACCTCGGGCGAACCATCTGTGAGTAAGTTCGACGGCCAGCGGTCGCCGGGACCGCGACAGGCATCGACGTTCATCGCCCCTGCGCCATGCTTCAGGACGTTCGCGATCCCGGTCTTTTCCGAGAACGGCTTCTGAGCGACGTAGATCGGCTCCAGGGCCGGTTTCAGGGTTTGGGTGGAATGATACCATCCCTCCCACTCTTCCGTGCCGACCGGGCTCTTTCCCGGCTTGTGGATCGCGTGCGCCTTCGGGAAGCCGGTATGATAGGTCCAGGCGATGAACGGGTGCATCTTGAAGCCCGCCGCTTCCATGGCGACGGCTTGGTGATGCCCGGTCGAGGCGTGCGAGAAGGCGAGGCAGTAGCCGCCCGGCAGGAGCAGGTCATAGACCCGCCGCCAGAACGTCGGATCATGCGCAATCTTGTAACCGTTGTCGCCGCCGTCCCATGTGCGCTCCATGAAGCCTCGGGATTGCCGGGCGAACCGTCCGTCGGAGCCCGCCTTCGCGGCCTTCGAGCCCTCTTTGCCGAACCGCTTGACGATGGATTCGAGGTAGTAGGGCGGGTCTGTGACGCACGAATGAACCTGCACGCCCTCGGCGGCAAGCTCCACGAGGACATCGTTCGCGTCCCCCTCACATAAACGGACGGTCGCCATTAGATCAGGTCCTCGTTCTGGCGCTTTTTGATGGGGTTGTCGCGCTTCTGTTCGTCCCGATGGCAGAGCGCGTTGTAGAGGGCGTCCACAGGGTCGGCCTGTATCTCGACCTTGTAGGCACCGGAGTCGTCCATGCGGGCGCTCACTTGGAATCCGTCCATGACGGGCACGAGCATGATTGTTCTAATGGAGCCGTCCGCGAACGCTCGCCGGATCATCTCTTCGAGGGACATCAGATCAAATCCTCAGAACGGCCCCGTAGAGGCGCGGCAGGAGGGGTTGTGGGGGTTCGGGAGGGCTTGACGTTCATCGCGCCTAGAATGGCCGCTACAACGTCCTTATCGCGGTGCCTGACGTTGGCCTTGGCCTTCACGTCCACGTAGGCGACATCCCATCCCTTGCCGTCAGAGGAGGGAGCGATGCTCAGGTAGTTGAGACGCCCGCTCTCGGCGGCTTTGCGGAGGGTATCTTCGAGGCTCATCGGATGGCCCCGAGGGTGATCGCCACGGGGAGTCCGAACGCTGCAACGAAGATGAGGGCGAGGACGACTCTAGCGCCGATCTTCTCAACCTTACGCATCTCAGCCTGCCATCCCGAGGGCCTGCATGTAGAGTTCGAGGATTGCCTCTTCCTCCTGGCGCTCGGCGTAGTCGCGTTTGCGCAGGGCGATGATGCGACGGATGACCTTCGTGTCGAAGCCGTTGCCCTTGGCCTCGGCATACACCTCGCGGATGTCGCCCGAGATGCCGGCCTTCTCTTCTTCGAGGCGCTCGATCCTCTCGACAAACGCCTTCAGTTGATCGCCCGCAACCGACTCCGTGTTGAACGCACGGTCGGAGTTGTGGCCGATCAAATCGTCATTGCGTGACATGCTGTTCTCCTAGTCACTATTTGGTTGAAATTCAGGTCAAGCCATTTGGATCGGTTGTCCCGCGACCTCGGCCTCTGCGAAGGTGATGTAGCGGTCCAGGGCGTCCATAAAGCGGATGCGGGCAGGGACGGGACGGCGACCGGCCATATACCAACCCTCCAGGGCGTAGAACACCACGTCCTCGCCAGCCGGGATTTTGTTCGCCTCGACGTACTCGTTCATGGTGATGCGGCGATGCACGAAGCCCTGCGGCGGGTAGATGAACTCGCAATCAAGCTCGATCCGAAGTTCTGCGACGTGCCGGGCTTTGTATAAGTCCTGCAAGCCGCCCTTGTCCCGCCAGCGGGTGAGGTACTTGAGGATCGTGTGACAGAACGAGTCCAGTTGGTTGTAGCCGCTGAACATGAACGGCTGGATGCCTCGGTTCTTGTAATGGTCGCCGCCGACCTGCGTAGCAATGGCACTCATGATTTGCCCCTTGTTCGGTAAGGCTTGGCTCACCGTAGTTGATTTGTCAATGTTAGGTTGAGATTTACCACAAATCTTCGGAGAAAAGAATGGTCGGATTACCATGCTTTTTGATAATCTGCCCTGCCTTCGTGGCGATCTCCAGGGCTTCTTTGCGACCCACGAAGCGACCTCGCGTCGTCACGAAACCTTGCTCGCCCGTGATCGGCGTCTTGTGGCCGTTATCGGCCATGGCGCGAATGATGTCGTGGTGTCGGGCAGGGCGGGGGAGGCAGACCGGGCGTCCCTCGGAATCCTTGATCGCGGCTACGAAGATTTCCTCGTGATCGGCGCGAATATAGTGACCCGCCTCGGTCTGCCTTAACCATACGCGAGGCTCGCTCATATGCTCCGCACAGACGACCTGACCGAACTCTTGCTGACAAACGCAATCCTCGCGGCAGAACTTCGGCTTATCGAGGCTGCGGTCATGCTCAATCGGCACGTCGCCGGCAACCTTCCGGTACACCCGTTGGTCGAGGACGACTTGCTTCGCGTCCATGGCGTCATTGAGTTGCTCACAGGTATGGCCGGCGCGATACATGGAGTCGAGCACGAGGAACATGAGGTCCGCAAACTCCATGATGTCTCTCGGAGCCTCGGCGGCTTCGAGGGCTTCCTTCGAGAGATGCTTCAGGGGGCCGACAGGGCCGCGCTCATCGCGGTCCCCGAAGTTCCTTACCGACCACTCGCGATGTCTTGCGACGGTCTCGGCCCGCAGGACAAAACCGTACTGCGGGGATGCGTCTCGTGTTGCAATGTTCGTTGTCATGATCGTTCGTCCTTAAACGGCAACTTTGCCTTTGATGGATGGGTGAGCTTGATAATCGAGGACGAGGAAATCCTCGAACTTGTAATCGAAGATGGAGTCCGGCTTGCGGGCGAACTTCAGCGTCGGAAGAGGGTAGGGCTTCCGCGTCATTTGGAGCGCCAGTTGCGGGACATGGTTCTTGTAGATATGCACGTCACCGCCGCTCCAAATAAGCTCGCCAGGATGCAGGTCGCATTGCTGCGCAAGCATGTGGAGGAGGGACGCATAGAACGCGATGTTGAAGGGTACGCCGATGAACACGTCTGCGGACCTCTGTTGCACCATGAGATTGAGCTTGCCGTTAATCACCATGACCTGAAAAGCCATGTGGCACGGGTGTAGCGCCATGTCGTCAAGTTCACCCACGTTCCACGCTGAAACGACCATGCGGCGGGAGTCGGGGTTCGTCTTGATCTCATGCACGAGCCACGAGATTTGATCGATGCGATCATCCCACTTGCGCCATTGCGCACCATACACCGGCCCGAGATTGCCGTACTCGTCCGCCCATTTATCCCAAATGCTGACGCCGTTCTCTTGCAGGTAGCGGACGTTCGTGTCACCGCTCAACATCCACAGAAGCTCATGGATGATCGATTTGAGGTGGAGCTTCTTCGTGGTGAGGAGTGGAAACCCGTCACGCATGTCAAAGCGCATCATGTGACCCGAGAGCCGGATCGTGCCGGTTCCCGTGCGGTCCTCGGACTCTTCACCTTCGTTGAGGATGCGCTCGACCAGATCGAGATATTGCTTCATTGGACAACCCTATTGTCACCATTAGGTTGACGTTATGAGCGCGGTTTTATCGTTTTGCAAGGGGAAGATCGCAAAGACAGCCTCACACAAGCATCTCGGGCTTAGGTGCCGACTGAGATCATAGGGGGTTCGGATGAGTCTTTACGGCGTTCTGCGTAGCGGCGTCTCTGGCATGAATGCGCAATCGAATAAGCTAGGGACCGTGGCCGATAACATTCAGAACTCAAGCACGAACGGCTACAAGCGTGCCTCGACGGAGTTCTCATCCCTCATCCTGCCGTCGGGCGAGGGGAGCTATAACTCGGGCTCCGTGACGAGTCGGGTCCGCTATACAATATCCGACCAAGGGCCGATTGCTTACACGACATCCTCGTCAGACTTGGCGATCTCGGGCAACGGCTTCTTTGTGGTCACTGACGCAAGCGGCTCACCCTACCTGACCCGCGCCGGAAACTTCGTCAAAGACGGGCGGACGGGCGACCTTGTCAATGCTGCCGGCTTTACCCTGATGGGCTACAAGTTAGGGGAGGGGGCCGTGAACCCCGCTCTGAACAGCCTCGACGGTGCCGTGCCGGTCAACATGGCGTCTTTCGCTATGCAGGCGACCGCCTCGACGCAGGGGACGTTCACGGGCAATCTGCCGTATGGTGCCCCTATCGCGGTGGCGGTAGGGGTGGGCACCCCCGCCGATCCGGCAGCAACCCCACCTGTGTCTGGAAGCGTGCTTTTCCCGCCACCCGCTATGCAGAGCGGGGAGAAGGTCAAGTTCTCGGTTGGAGGTGGACCGGAGCAAACGTTTGTCATCACGACACAAAAGACCGTTGCCGATCTCGCAGACGACATTAACGCCGCCGTAGCTGCCGGCACTCTCACCGGAGTCAGTGCATCGACAACAGCCGATGGTGAATTGGTACTGACCTCGACCGACCCCCTCAACAATACGGACGTAACGGGGACCTACACGTCCGTAACCAAAGCCTCGTCGCTTCAGGTTTACGATAAGGTTGGCAACCCGATCAAGATCGATATTGCCCTGTCCAAGATCAGCGCGACACAATGGAGTATCACCGTTCTCAACGGCTCCGATCCCACGTCGTCGCTGACCGGCACGACAACAATGATGTTGAACTTCGATGCCGACGGACAGCTTACCGGCCCATCGACGCTGACGTTTGACATCCCTGGCGGCGAACCGTTCACGCTCGATATGGGCGGTACTACGCACCTCGCGGGCGACTACAGCGTCACCGGCACGTCGAACGGCAATGCCCCCTCGGCGGTGAAGGATGTCGAGTTCGGAGCCGACGGGACGGTCTACGCGGTCTATGAGGATGGCACCCGAGTCGGCGCTTATCGGATTCCGCTTGCGAACGTCGCGAGCCCTGACAACCTCAACCCTCGTGCCGGGAATGTCTATGAGCCGACCGCAAGCTCAGGCGGCTACCAAGTCGGCTTTCCCGAGGAGTCGGGCTTCGGCTCTATCGCCTCGGGAGCCCTGGAAGGATCGAACGTCGATATTGGTACGGAGCTAACGGCCATGATCGAAGCTCAGACCAGCTACACGGCCAACTCGAAGGTGTTCCAGACGGGTTCCGAGTTGCTCGATGTCCTTATGAACCTGAAGCGTTAATCTCCTACCTTTGAGGAAGCGGCTTCGGCCGCTTCAGCACGTCGGATTGCTTGTTCCAGAGATTCACGGTTCTCACGCCGTAGCTGACGATATGCCTTGTTCTCCTCCTCCAGTTCCTTGTTCTTCTGGTGGAGGGTGAGGAGTTCGGAATACTCTGAACGATCCCCGAGGATGCCGAGGTATTCACGAAATAGCTTTTCAGGGAGAACCCTGGTCGCCCATGCGTAGATGCGTGTCAGCAAGTCTTTCCGGCGTTTGTCGCTCTGCTGGAGGGTGAGGAGGGCTTGGAGAACCATCGTCACGGCATGCCCGGCAGATGCAGGCTGTTCACGTTCAGGGATCAGCCCCTCCAGTTTATCGAGCGCAGAGGACAGGCCGTCCCAATACTCCTGCGGAACCTCTGGAGGGTTTGCGTTTGCCGTGTTGTCGCAAAGGTTCCATGCTGCCCGAACGACTTCACGGGTGGCCTCCACCAGCCCCGCATAGTCCGTCCCGGTGGGGAGGGGGGAGGCGAGAACCGCAATGAGCTTAAGAGCATCCTCAGCCGTGCTGCGGTACTCTGCTTTGTGCGGCTCATCTTCCCATTCAATATGGTGTTCGGGCGCGAAGCGGTGCCAGAGCAGTTTAGCAAGTTCTTCGCTTGCCTCACTCCCGGTAGTCTCAGGAAGTGAGGGAGTTGCGCTATTGACCCGTTCCTGTCTGTCATTGAGTTCCATTGACCACCTCCAATTCCTTAATCATTTCAAGGACTTAGGTTCCATAATCTTCATTATACGAATCCGCGATCGATCTTAAATCGTCGGGTAGTTGTCCCGCACAATCTCCAGAAGGACGCGCTTCAAATCCTCGACCGTCTGCGCACCTTCGATCTCTTGCACTAGCTCCTCCCCCCGAACGATCTTCGCGGCGGTTTGGACGCTAATGCCGTGCGCATCTCGAAGCTCCCTTACACGATCCCCGTCCATCTCACGCACCCTCCGGTAGCTCGTACCAAGCGTCGAATTGGTTGAGCCATTGATTGAGCGTCATCTCCGGTGGGTAGTTATCGGACCCGAACGCTTCGACGTTCCCATTCCATTCCCGCTTGAACCTCTCCACGATCCTGCGCATGTGAAGGACGAACGTGTCAACGCAGACGGGATCAATCTCTGAAATGTTCCCCACATCCGAGGCACCGACGTTCATAGCCCCGCGCAACTGTGCAAAGATCGCGTCAATCTCAGCGTTCACGCGGTTGAGCGGCTGCTTCAGGATTTCCTCACACCGGGCGTCGTTCTCGAAACCGAGTACGAGGGCATTTTGAAAGGCCCGCTCGATCCTCAGTTTCGCATTGCCGCTCAGAACGTCTCGGATCACCATACGCAGCCGGGCGTTCTCGTTCTCGGACGCCACAAGGGCCTTTGCAAGACCCTCCCGCAGAGACTCCGTGTGACAATGTGCTTGGTGAAGCTGCTTGTAGTCCTCGTCCGTGTAGTGTTGCTTGCTCATCATACACCTCCCATCTTCACGCCGGCCAGGACGAGCCCGCGCTCGAAGGCTTCGAGAACCTCGTCCGTGAACGTCTCGAAGTGCATGTGTTCGATCTCGCGCTTGATCTTCCACATGCGGTCCCGGCGCTTGGTTCGCTCGATCTGCACCGAAATCTCTGCGTCCGCCGTCTCGTCCCAAATTATGAGTGATGGGCGATTGTAGCTATACTCTCCCGCTTGGTACGCCGTGCGACCGTCAGGCCAGGGACTCCATTGCTTGCGTGTCTTGTCGCCTGTGAGGATGAAGCGCCCGGTCTTATAGACCTTCTCAACAAAAGCCTCTTTGTATCTGGCGTCACCATGGCGACCGTAACGGAGTGCAACGCGGGCACCCTCCACGAACTTTGATTCAGCCACGGTTCTTCTCCGCTCTGCGCTGCATCTGGCGGAGACGGCGAGACGCCTCCCTCCCCTGCTTTCCGCGCCACGTTGCCAGATCGACCGCCGTCGTCACCCTCTCTCGCGTAGTTGGTCGCGGTGTCGGGCGCTCGGGCGGAGGAGGATGCTTGTAGATGTCCCCGTGCATCATATGAGCCTCGTCTACGATGATGACTTCCACACCCTCAAGGTCTTTGGGGATTGCCGCACCCAAAGCACCGAGTCCGCCGCACGCAGCGATGAGGTGCATGTGCTTTCCGATACCGACAACCATCACAAGTCCTTCCACAGATCGGCAGCGAAGCCGTAGAGCCGATTAAACGCCCGTCCAGCGGCCAAACGCACCGGCCCGGCCAGGAACCACGGGTGAAGCTCGAAAGGCACCTCATCGCCCGCCTCTATGGCTTTATGCAGCGTCAGGAAGGCGTGCTTCGCCTGCTTCGGACTCCAGAATTGGAGCGTGATGCCGAGTCCCTCCCCTTCAATTGCCCAATCGGCAGGGGGATCGGCCATGTTTTGATCGCGCTCGTCTAACAGCGCCCGGCGATCCATGTCCTTCACGATGAACGGGATACTCTCAGGGAGATTGAAGGCGTATGCGATCACGCCGTAGAGATCGTCCTCGATCTCCTCGTAGCCTTTAAGCTCGGGCTTAATCGGCTTGGCGACATCGGTGAGGTACGCTTCGGGATCGTCATGATGGAGCGCGACCTTGCGCAGATGACGCGGAGCCATGAGCGCGATTAGGACGCAATGCTCGGCCACGCTATAGAAGCGGATGCAATGACCCGTGTAGCGGCATTGCATGGAGAGTGCGTGCGCGACATCGAGAATGTCGATCTCGTCGGGACGCGCATCGAGCGGCCAGAACTGGCGACCTGTGTAGGTCTGAATCCACGAGCCTTTGCGGGGTAGGTACTTCGTTAATCCCGGCGTCCCCTGAGCTAGTGCGTTCATGCTTATCTCGTGGTTTGGTGAGTACGTGTCGAGTTTCGCAAATCGACGGAGAGTTTTGAGATGGTCGGGGTGGGGGGTCATACGCCGAACACTCGCTTGTATGGATCGTTCACGACGCGAAGTCGCTCGCCCTGCATGAGAGGATGACTTTTGAGGGCCTCCCTCACCTCCTCGCTAACGCCGACCTCGATACGGCAGACGGTGACGTTCGCCGGGTGCTTCGGATCATCGAGCTTGCGCAGTTCCTCGCGAGCCTCGCGAATGGTGTCCTGGCGTCCCTGCTTGCGGGCAGCGGTGACGAGGGCGATGATCTGATCTGCGGTGCATGTGAACACCTCGGCATCATCGTCCGTGATCTCGAAGCCGTAGTGCATCGCAGCTTCGATCATGAAGCATTGCGCTTCGGTACGCTCGACAACGGTCTTTGCGGGCAGGCCGGGATCATCACTCTTGACAATCCCGTTTTCAATCATGAAGCGGCTGAAGCCGACGCCTAAATCGGTGCTCATTCTCACTGTCCTTCCTTGATCCTGAGACGGCCCTTGCCGGTTTTGCCGCCGTAAAATTCGATCTTCCCGAGAGCCTGGAGCTTGTTCCAAGTGGAGCGCATGAACGGGGCGCTCTCCCCTGCCGCCAGAACGACTCCGTTCTTGTCGAACATCCCGTCGCCGTTGCGTCTGCGCAGCCATTCGAGTGCGTGTTCCGTCGCCCTCGTCATTTGCGGAACCTCGTCATCAGTCGGCGCTTCATCATGTCGGGAAACTGAGGATCGCCCGTGTTGTCCGTGAGCGACGGACGGAGCGGTTTACTTTCGAGGAGGTGGTGTGGAACGCCGAGAGCGTCGGCCATCGAGCGCATGAGTTGATCCGCGAACTCGGGGTAGCTCATACCATTCGAGAGAGTTGTCACCTTTGGGGTGACGAAGGGGACAAGTGGGCGCACGTCCCTCGACCTGAGAGGGGGATGATCTGTCATTGCTTTGATCCGTTGTGGATGTCGATATGGATAGAGCCTGAATAGTTTCGTGTCAACTCAATGTTGACTGTCGCTCCACACTTTCACCTTTCGCTTGGCACTTATCGCTCAGGAGAATCCGTTTTGAAAAATCGGAATCCGTTTGGCGAAATTCGTTTTCGAGGATTCGTTTCGGAACCTGCGGCAGACCGCAATCCGTTCATGAGAAGCGGTATTTAGATACCGTAACGTCTAGGGGTAAGGATCGATCTGCTAACGTTTTCAAACACTTACCCTTATCGATCGGCGGCCGCAAACGACCTGAGAACCAGGCACCCGAGCAGGGCTCGCAAGTCAGCAAGATAGCTCGATAACAAGTGCTCAAGTCATCTTGCTGGCTCGATAGCCCATTCGCTGACGAGGAGTCCTTGACCGCCCTTGAGCCGCCGCGTCCACCGCAGGACGAAGCCGACCGGAAGTTCCACGTTCCGCCGCCAACATTCCTTGGTGAGTTCGCCACTGAGCTTCGGGGAGTCCCGCAGAACCCATTCCTGTCCGGTGCGATCCTTGACGACGTAGATCGTCTCACGACCGACCTTTGCAACGCCCGTGATCTCGAACCGCTCGCCGGGCTTCAGGGAAGGCGCGTAGAGGGCTTTGAGGGTCTCCCCGAGGGTGAGTGTCGCTCCGGTGCTCAGAATGGCCTCACGGGTCGTTTTTTCGGCCTTCCTGATCTCCTCCAACCGTTCGAGGATGTGCTCTTTGACTGACACGCCCGTTCTCCTGTTCTGCCGGCGATACATGTTGCCTCGCCATATAGGGCCAATGGTCCTATCATGTCAACTCCCCTCCCCGCTCCTGCCGGCAGACCTGCGGCGGCGATCCTGGCGCTCAGGTGCGGGCACGGGGGTCCGCCAGGGGCTAGATACTTGCGAGGTTTCCAAGGTAAGATACTTGCGAGGTTTCCAAGGTAAGGAAGCGCGGTCGGTCTCGGCGGCAGTAACACCGGCCAGATCGGAAACACAAAAATAAAATTTCAGTGCCGTGATTACGTTACGGTTACGTGATGACATTGCCGCTAGGCGATAACGTTTCGATTCATATGTAGACGATTAGGACCCTATCGATTGCGGCGGCAATGCCGGGCAGGTCGGCAACTGGAGTCCAGGCAAACGGAGGCAGGTCTCGAAGCTCGAACGGTGGAGCGGTATGGATCGATGGAGCCCGGCAACCGTCCTAGCGCGACCATACACGGGCAATCTGAAGCCGGACGGATAGATGAGCCCGGCAGGTCTCGAAGGCGCTACAGG